CCGCCCTCCAGCCATGCCCCACCCCTTATGATTTTCTCGTTCGCTTTTCCTTTTTGTTCTTTCCGCATTCCCCCTCAGTTTACATAATGAATGTTCTCGGAAGTTATTCCTCACCAGCGAACAGATCAGTAATGCTTAGTGTTGCACCGTTATCCTTGTGCTCTTTAGAGATGTTAAACTTGCGATCCATACCAAGAGACTGAACGAACTTGAGGAACTTACTATCATAGTCGATGTCAAACTGTATACCGTTGATGGCTTCCCCTGCATCAGCGTGCTCCTTACGTTGGTTAAGTATGAAGTTCCTGAGTGCCCTGTCTAGGGTGAGTACATTGATAGGGTCTAGGTCTAGCTCAGGGATATAGTGGTTCATCATCTGTATATAGAAAGCGTCCTCGTGTTCCGTCATAGTGAAGCCCCCATATAGTCCATACACAAAGTGTGCTCTTGGGTTCAGGTGAGCCAGCTGTCTCTGTTTGGCTTCCTCTGACATAGGGTGTGGAGAGTTACCTCCGTGGGCGGCACATCTGGTGCGACCCTCCACAGGGGGCTTACTACAGATACGACCATTCTTGATTCTGGCTCCACAGATAATGTCTACATCCTTTAGTAAATCCTTGATGAGTTCATACTTCTTGATTCTTGCTTTGTCGTACTTCATATCGTTTAGCTCTTGGATAGCTCCCTCGGGGTCTTCCTTAGCCTTCCTGATATAGCGTCGAATATGTTCTGCCTCGTGTTTGGCTTCATAGTCTTTATCTTTCCAGTTCTTGCTCATTTGTATTCCTCCTTGTATTCTAACTGGTGTCTGGTAACGAGGAAGCGACCTCATCGGGGTGGGGGTGATCCACATTAGTAACCCCTTTTGAGCACAAACCCTCCTAGTATTGCCCTTTTGAGCACAAACCCTTTGAGTATTCCCCTTTTGAGTAAAACACCATCACATCAACCATTATGAAGGTTAACTTTTGAGTTTTGCTTCCTCTACTCTACTATAAAGTTTAACTTTTGAGGTTTCCTTTTTGGCTGTCTCAGAAGTTCTTTCTTTTGAGATCAAACCAAAAATAAACCTAAAAATTTCACCCTTTTGTTTTAACCAGTTACACACCTTATTTTTTCTCTTTATATTCAATTATGGACACATTTTTGTATGCCTTACAGTTTTCACATTTGATCTTTACTAGAAGTTCCCCAATAGCGTCGAACTCTTTGGATTGCTTTATATCACCTAAAATGGATTGACAATCTGGACATCTTAGCATGTTGCACCTCCTTAGTTAAACTCATTAGTCTTTCACATCATAGAAAAACACTGGATGTTGCTCCATCTCGATTGCTTCCCCTGTTTGGTTATCTGCAAGTAAAACTCCACAGAATGGGTCATCAGAAACCAATATGAGATCATTCTCCTTGAGTATCTCTTCAATTTGTGCTTTTACCTTTTCAAATTTACCCATCAGTTATCCTCCCTCGATAGCTCCTATGATTAGACTCAACAACATTTTAGGGTTCTCCTTGCAAAGTTCCCTCTCCTCTTTCATCCACATGAGTAATGGCTCCTTGTAATGCCGTCTGTATAAATTCATACGTTTCTGGCTCAATGGATCAAGCCAACCCTTGACCTCTATCCAGCATTCAAAATCAGGTAACCAAAAGTCAGGCAAATAAGACTCACCTTCTGGAAAGTACAATCTCTTTGGCTCATACTCATAAGCTATTCCTAGATGTGTTAGCATCTCAGCAAGTTCAATCTCCCAGTTAGACCTGAATGATTTTTGGAGTGTATGGCTCCAATATTTGTGATACTCATTGGTCGATTCCTTTTTGCTGGCTCGGTTTAATGCTTTTGCTCTTTTGATTGCCTCTCTAAAAGAGTTAAACTCCTCAGAGGAACCACTGAGGTAATACTTATTGTCAACTCTTTTGATTTGTTTGTATTCCATTATGGTACACCTCAATAGTTATCTAATAGAAATACTATTTAGTAAAACTACTACACAACTAATTATTTAATTAAGTTTTATCTAGTAGAAAACCTAAAAGGGAAACTTAAGAGTAAATACCTCTTTTGGGTACCTTTTGAGTGACATATATTTTTCCTTTTGAGTTTTCATAAGTACTGTCTCTAAAAGTAAACGTCGAGCATACTATATAGATGGTCAAGAATCCTAATGTGTCAATACTTTAAGGGGTGTTTGTCCTTTGAGCATATATACAATATGTTCTAAAATTAAGTCACAATTTGTTGTTGACATGCATAAACTATCATGTTAGTATATTAATAGATTTAAAACTAGAAAGTATGACTCAGGTCATAGAAAGGGGCACACCACAATGGAATTTAAATTTAACCCTGAAATCAATGACAAGTATTTAGATTGTGAAGAGGGCACGATTCGCATAGTACAGGAAAATGACCTAACGGTTGTACTATTTATTGAAAAACGAACAAGCAATGCTCATGTAATCAATATTATCAAGGAGGGCGACTAATATTGAAGACCCTCAGAGAATCACTCCTAGAAGATCGTATTGCTGAGATAAAAAAAGAGGTAAAATTACAAGCCAAAAGAAGAGATAACGCTGAAAAAGCACTCAAGAAGGTAAATGAAAAATTGAGCGAACTTCACAAGGAATGGAGCGAACACGAGATCGAACTAAAATTCTGGCAATACAAGAGAGGAGAACTTTAAATGACGTATCTTGAAGAGGTAAACGGTCGAAGCATTACAGTCCGCAACGTTGAATATACTATCGAGGTTCTGTCTGCCGAGGAGATTGATGAAATGGCTGGCGAAGAGGTTTTTGGTCTCCAGTCTAACAAGGATGCCAAGATTTACTTGCGTGATGGCATGAATGATGACAGAGCCGAGCAGACTTTGATCCATGAGTTACTACATGCAATGTTCTTCGAGTCAGGCTACATTTTTGACAATCAAGAACAAGAAGAGGGAATCGTCAATGCGCTGTCTCTGGTAATACATGATATGTCTGTCAAGGGAAGCCTTGAAATTGCTTTCGATGATCCTTTCGAGTTTGTTGTTGGTGAACCTAAGAAGGCTGACCCTGATGATCCAAGATTTCAGCCATTAGGTGAGTCTCCTCTTACTCCAAAAATCAGTTTTAAGGATATATCCTTGTTCCCTCAGCCGACTTTTTTTTTGTGACAATAAGCCATTCAAGGAGGAAAAATAATGTATACAATTATTGATTTTGAAACAACAGGGCTTAACCATGAGACAGAACAGGTCACAGAAGTAGGAGCCATGAAGTTTGGCTCAGATGGATATCTACTAGACACATTCCATCGTTATGTACGACTTGAGCCACAAAGAACGCTTGACCCTAAAATTACTGAGCTCACTGGTATTACTGAGGACACACTTATGAGGTTTGGGGTTGCTGAGTCAACCGCAATGGATGGTTTGTCTGATTTTATTGGCGATGATATTATCGTAGCACACTTTGCGTCATTCGATCTAGGATTCGCCTATAATTACGGTATCGAAGCCATTCCCTTTTTGTGCACCCGATCAATGTTCCAGCTCCTTCACCCTAACGAGAAAGCCACCTTAAAGAACTGTATGGAGTTTTACGGTTTTGAGTATGTCAATGCTCATAGGGCTCTTAACGATGTGGCTATGACAGGTGAACTCCTTAGCATGCTTATTGGTACAGCCAACGAACAAGGTAAAAAAGTCATGGATTTCCTCAATGTGATGACTGAGAAGGAAGACAGACCACTGAGGTTTGTACCACGAGGTACTAACGTTATCAGACTTTAGACTCATTAGTAAAATAGGTCTTGCATAATAAGTATTACTGTGGTAGTATTATAAGTGTTGGTCATTCCGTTATTCAACCCAACAAAAAAACAACGAGGCTGGCTCTGTGACGACCGTCCATCCGATCAGAGTTAAGCCTCAAGGGGAGGAATTTAAAATATGGCTTTAGAAGTTACATCAAAACAGGCAAGAGCATTTAGAGCGTTCATGGCAAGCGTTGAGGAACTACCCTTACAGAAGAAAATCACAGAGGCGGTTAATAAGCACGGTTCTTTTGAGGGCGATCTCGAATACCTCAATGATTTAACAATTGATGATATAATCACGTTGGTTGTAACTGGTGATTTCCGTATAGTTTATACTGAATTGGAAAAACACGAGTATATGCTATCTGCTCTTTATCTAGGTGAGGAAGCTATCAATGAACTCTATGCGGCGTACATCATTGGTCTGAAAAACTCTAATAAGTTCTTTGGCGGTACATATGATCACCCTATTTTGGATGACAAATACATCTTTGTTGATAACCGTCAACGTCCTTATAGTTTCCCTAACCAGTTTCAAGAGGAAGGCAAGGAATATGAGTACATTCACAGGTTCCCAAACCAGATGGATGACTTTGAAGAGTTTCTGATCAAGCGTGGCTTATAAGTAAAGCAAGGGAGGAGCCTTAGAGCTCCTCTTTTTCTGATTCACGGTACAGTCTACTTGCTTCCTCGTATATACTCATGTCTTGGCGCTTACCTTGTTCAAAATCACGCTGGATAAGACGCTTGACGTATGTTGAAAAGTATTTATGACTTAAAGCATATTCATACAGAGCCAGCTCCATTGGGTCACTTACGTTAAATGCTACAGATTTTACCTTTTTCATTTTATAACCACTCCCTTTTCTTGTTACTATATAGTATGACCGAGGTTAGACTCTTTATACATACTTTTTTAAATTATCCTGCTACAGCTGTACCAACATTCTTGAGGATTGTTAGGAAAATTGGAGACATCTGGATCAAAACGTAACTTAGTCCAGTCTTCATGATGGCACCCCAAGCCTTCTCAGAGTTAAACATAAACATGAAACAAGCACCCACAAGTACAACTGAACAGACAGGCAACGAGAGAGCGACCAAAAGCTGAATCAAAGGATCAAACGCATGAGCAATCATTTCCATTGACTTAGACCCGACGTACTCACCGACTCCTGCTTGTTGCATCTCTTGAGCAAAAGCCCCTTTAGTTACAACCGCAAAAGGGATCGCCGCCGTTAAGGTCTTCTTAATCATACCACGATCTTTCTTGGGTTTCACCTGTTGATTGTTTCCAGCCATGAACTCACGAAAAGGAATTACTTCTGTTTTCATCTCAAAAACCTCCTATTTGATGTCCTCTAAGGTGTAAATCACACTAGGGAAGTTCTTACATGCTTCTCTAAGCTGTTTCCGTCTATACTCCGTTGTTGTTATGAAGGTGACAACTGGAAAGTGACCCAATTGCTTTGAGACTCTTCCTCGTTGGTATAAACCCTCATATGCTTTAGCCTTCTTGCGGTTCTCCTTCATGGGTTGGGTCAGATCAACCTCCAGAGCATTCCAGTTATTTTGACTTTTAAACCAAGCATCCATGACAATTGTGCTTTCCCCATCAGACATTTTTACCTCGTTCTTCCACTGAGCAGGACAACCAGCATGGATATAAAAACTGTTCCGTGCCAATATGTGGTTAACACTTGAGCTTTTCTTTCTGATCTTGTCACACCCAACATATTCCCTTCCAAGTTTACTCAAGTAATATACACTATCATAACCCTCACGAAAAGAGCTTAGATAAGATTTGAGCGACAAAAGGACTTTGTTACTATTTCTAATACTCCCTAATTGGTGCAATTGTCTTAGATGATCCCTTGTGAGAAAGTCAAACCTCTTCAATGATAACAGGATGTTCTCTTGTCTCTGGGTTAGTCTCAATTGGTTCAGCCTCCTTGTAATGTTTGTCAATAGTTATCTTGATTTGATCTGGCTTAATGAGGTATGTCTGGATAGTTCTCCTTTTGTCTGCTGTCTGGTACAGAGCACGCCCTCTGATTTCTGGTAGCTTCTCGGCTCCTGAACTGTCGAGCGTAACTCTACTGGCTACCTCACTTTGTACACGAAAGCATACTTTTGCATCGCTGTTTTGTTTACACTGTCTAGGGATGACATCTCCCGTGGTGTACTGAGTGGCTAAAATCTGACGGAACCCCAAGCCAGCTCCAAGCCGTGCTATTTGAGACATGTACTTCTGACATTCCTCTTTGATTTTGCGCTCTTCTTTCGAGACAGCCTCAGAAGGGTTAAGTTCCCCTACCTCGTCAATGATGACAAAGTGGCGATCTTTTATGCCAGCTTCCTGAACACTTTTCTTGCCTTTAGCTCTGAGAGCCCTCTGGATGCCCCTCATTGCCTCGTAAGCATCCTTTAAGGTGTTTAGTGCTTCCTCTGGTTCAAACGCAATAGAAGAGGTCTGAGACATATTCTCGTATGCTCCAAGCTCGATGCCACCCTTAAGGTCAATTAAATGGAAATGAACATGGTCAGGATTATTTCTAGTCAAGCTGGTTATAATACCGTTAATGAGGTTTGACTTCCCATATCTTGTGGCTCCACCGATCACCATATGAGGGATTGCTTCAAAGTTGTGATTGATTGACCCCGAACTCCGAGTGATCCCCATTGGTACAGACCATTCTTTACCACTTTCAGAGTATTCAACATGGGAGGGTAGAGCCTCATTGTATACCTTGAGTGAGAGAAGTCCGTCAAAGGATAGCTCAACTTCTTTGGTGGCACTCAGACGCTTTCTGGTGACTTCTCTGAGGCTTTGGATGAAGTTCCTATCCAATGATACCCCCTTGAGGTCAGACGGCTTAAAATGGCTCCTACGGTTGTTTAAACCGTCTTGGATAACATGAACCTTCTGCTCAAAGTCTTGGAAGGATCGACCAAGAGGGAGGCGGTATTTATACTCGGTTCCCCAAGAGTGGTTAACCTTACGGACTAATTGCGGAGTCAGCACTCTGTCGCCGTCCTTGACGTTTAAACCTGACAGGGTAAAAATCTTGTTAATCTTTTGGGAATCATTTACGGTTGCATTCTTCTTGAAAAAAGCTGTGGCGGCAAGACCTCCGAAAGCTGAACAGGTAAGCAACTCAATTATCATTTTCATTCCTCCTTTGATGCGCCACCTCATTGGTCTTTACGGAGTAAAGAGTTTAAGAGATCGAGAACCCTGAGAAGGTGACTTGAAAGGTTGATCCTGCTGAGTTTCTCTGGTTCCTGATATGTGGGGTGCGCTGGTCTTTGATATAGTATACTATGTGGTACTTGTACGTTATGACTATCAGGAACAAAAAAAGAACCCTCCGAGGGGTTCCTGATTGTTAGACGTATGTTCTTTTAGCAACCTCTTTGGCTTCTCTAAGGGTTTCATAATTTACTTCTTTTGGGTCTTGTGGGTGTCTTATGCTTCCGCTACTGTGTTTAATATACCAAGTGTAACCCGTTCTATATCTGTAGAATATAGCCTTGTTGTAATTGTTTATCACCATCGTTCCATAACCTACGTCATCAACGTCGATTTCTTCAAAGTGATCATCAGTCTCTTCTTTGAGGTGCTCTATAGCTTCATCTGGTGTTGAAAAGAATGTGTCAGCCTCGTAAGGTAACGAGCAGTTCATATCATCATTAAAATAAAATATGAGATATATTGACTCGCCTTGACTGTTTGTTAGCTCCTCTATAGTGATTTCTTCTGTTTCCCCTTGAGGCGTTATTTTATTGAGTTTTCTTACTGTTTTCATTTTCATCGCTCCATTTCCTCTGGTATGACTTTAGTATATACCATAGCATTACCCCTTGTCAAACATTTTATACAAAAAAAAAGAACTCCTTTCGGAGTCCGCTTAGTTACCTAAGAATTTTTTAAGTTTTTCTAGGTGTTCGATTACCTCTCCAGTTGTATTAAAATACATGTAAGCTGGGTTAGGGTTTTCTTTATTTGTGTGTCTGTGTGTTACCTTTACAAGATGCTCTCCCATAACTTGGACAAGTGCCTCTGTATCTTCCTTTCTTGTTTTCGCTGTGAAGATTGGGAGGGTGTAAGTTGTGTCGTTTACCTTGTTGATATCTCCGAATGTTTTCACCGCTTGCTCCTGAATGTCGTTTGATAATGTTTGAATGTTTGTCATTTTAATCTCTCCGTTTCCTTTGGTATGACTTTAGTATATACCATAGTAAGACCATAGTCAACACCTTTTTAGAAAAACTTGAAAAACCCCTCAAAGGGGGTTCACGATGTTAGCACAAAAGCCAATATAATAAAGTTCATTACAAAACCGACAAGAAATAATGCGTTCTCGTTTTTGACACCATGAGTCAGCATACCAACCAGACCCCACATACCCAATATGATTGTTGCTGTGATCATAAATGCGGTTGCCATATCAAGCACCACTCGTAATGGTAAAGTTGTGTGAGTCATACAGTCCGACAAGACCCGTATAGTTTGATTTACTGTACAGCTTGAACCTTACAAAGTACACTCCTGATCCGTGCTTTCTCAATTCATATAACTTGGCTTTCTTGAGTGGGCTTGATCCTGTGAAGGAACCCGTAAAGGTAGCTGTAGGGATGATCTGTGAAGAGGTGCTCTTGTAGATCACAGCTTTGTAATAATACTTCTTGGAGCCTTTCTTCTCAGCTTTAAAGTCAACCGTTGTGGCTTTCGTTGTGTAGGTGTAAGCATCGACATAAACCCTTGCGGTGACACCCTTATCAGATGTGCTCCATCCACCCCATGCGGCTTGAGCTGGTGTAGCGATACTTGCGAATAATACTACTAGGGTCATACCAACAATCATCATCAGTTTTTTCATTAGATTAAGCCCTCCATTTTTAATGTTTGTTTTAACCTTCTAAGTGCACTCTCTGACGGCTCTATATTACCCTTTGAGGAATCAATAAAATCTTCGAGTATTTCTTCAATGGTGCGCTTAACTTTGTATTGCCCCATGACAAGTAACTCAGCAAAATCTTCAAACGGTAAATCATTTAGCGGCTTCCAGTTGCCCTCCCATTTGCCGTGCATCTTACTAATGGCTCCTAGCTGATTTCTCAGCCCTACTTGGGTTTCCAAAAAACTTTTTAATGCCTCATATTGTTTTTTGTTAATTTCAATCACTTTAGTTTTCCTCCTTGATAAGACCGTATTTCTTTAAGTCCGTATAGAACGATTGCAATGAGTATACTAACGATTGACCACTTTGAACGCTGTTTTGATGCTCCTTGAGGAGCTCCTTTGCTGTCGGAGCCTTTTGGTACTCTCCAGTGAGGACAGCTCCAAGAATGTCATACTTGTGGAACCTGTCCAAACAACTGTATTGATTTGCAATTTCTCCAGAGTGTAAGACCAGATGAATGACAGCCTTGTGAGGTTTTCCGTTGCATATCCAACGCAAGTTCTCCATCTCTTCAAATTCTTTTGCATTTAAGTATAGCACTTTAGTTTCCTCCCTCATAAAGATAATACTTGATCGTTCCATGACTCGAAGGTTTCAGCCATGATGTGCTCATTGTCAAACAGTTTGCCTGTAAGGTATATAGAACTCTTAGAGAAGTCAACCTTGTCAGCTGGAACATTGGAAGTAAGGAACTTGCGGTCTTCAATTGAGAACATTACATTTCCGTAAACACAAGTGCCAATAATTCTTACCCTTGCCTCGAATGGTTTACTCATTAGATAAGCCCCTCCTTTTCGAGTTTTTCAATAGCAATCGTAAGAGCTGAACCAGCAGAGCTAATATGATTATTTTTGTATACTTCCCTTAATTCTTCAAGAACACCTCTGACAGTTTTCTGAATCTCCCAAGCCCCACCAGTTACGACATACAGTAGGTCACTTAAAGGAATGACGTTGAGGGGCTTGTAAAGGTCTTCCCATGTTGTGTGACCTTTAAGTACAACCTTTACAGAGTGCTCTCTTGCGCCTCTTGGGTCTTTGGTATGTCTTTTGGAATTGTCTAATAACATGTCGAGAGCTTCACCTTGTTCCTGTGTTAGTACAACCTTTCTAATTTCGCTCATTTCTTTTTCCTCCTCGGTTTTCAATTTTGTCAAATATTGAGTCGATAATTCTTGATCCCCACCAAGTAGCATTAACGACGACGAACAGTATTATAAGTATTGCTACAGTATGATTCATAGTGAGTATTCAACTCCTTGTGACTTCTTGTTTAAAGTGTACCATTTTTCCATCTTGGGAGTCAACAACTTTTTATGAAAAGATTTTTCTTGCTCATAGCTTATAGTTGACTTCTTGCATTTAAACATTGGAGCCAGAAACTCCTCCAAGTTAAACCCGCAATATCTCATAAAGATGATATCATCTCCTCGGTCTCTGTGAGGATGATCCTCAACCTTGCAGTGGTGAACGATCTGGTCAATTCTCTGGCGGTTAGCTGGATCATTCTTTCTCTTTAGTTGCTCCCCTAGCTCTTTGATTTGCTTAGAGATGGCGCAACTCTTAAGGCATTCGACCTCTGGGAGAGCGCACATGTACTCATGTTTTTCCTCCAGCAGTGTGATCTCATGCAGGATTTTTTGTCTTCTGTTCATTGTTCTTCACTTTCCTTTCATACTCCTTGATGTATCTGATGATGTCAAACTTGAATGGTTTACCTTTTGGGTCTGGTATTTCCTTAATGTAAAACACTGTAATGACTTCTCCTGTGGTTGGGTTAAACACGGCGGTTACCCTCTTATTGTTTTTAAACTTCTTAGTTGATCTCATGTGTACCCTCGGTTCACCACTATGAGTGATAATAAACTTGATGATTTCCACCTGACCAGTGAAAGCCTCCCAGAATTTATCCTTAGTGATCCTTCTGTTTTGGAGCCTTAACTCTGCATGTTTGGTGAAGGTATAGTCCAAAGGGTGTGTACCCCTGAACCATCTGTGTAAATACTCCTCGGTTTCCGCTGGCAGTTGCCCCTTTTTGGCTGTAAACTTAGCTGTCATAGTGGCAACCCTACTTTGTCATGATCTTCAAATTCATTTAAAAACTTGGCAACTTCACTTTTAAAGTCTCCGTGCGTTTCTGTTTCCCATCTCAGGTATTGAGGGATATAATCAGGAATTTGTTTTAATGGTGTCTTGTTGATGACGTGATCCATTTGATGAGCTATAGAGAGCATTTGCCATTTAGCGTTTTCGTAAGCCCACATTGTTTCGATACTATTAGGGTCAAAGCATCCGTACTCGAAGCAACCTACATCGACAATCATCAGGTTGCCACTATAGTCACACATAACGTTTGCTTGGTGTAAGTCTGCTGGCATAACCTCGGCACGCTTACATTCCTCAAAGAATTTTGCGATTCTATCAAGCTGTCTATCTAGGTCAAACTCTAATGTCATTGGTGCACTACTCATTGCATCGCAGATGTTAAAACCTACTACCTTATCGACTATCATGAAACCTTGATCAATATCGTCAGAGTAAGCATACACGTTTGGTGTCATATCTGAATCACTGAGCAGACTCAGAATGTACCCATCTGGCATTTCCTCTCCACAGTTATGCAATAGTTTGATAACAAGTTGGTCATTCAACCCGAATACTTCTCCGAAGTGACCTTGACCAATGTGTACTAGATTGTGCTTTTTCATGAACTTATCCAGCTTGGAACCAGTACATAAAGCCTCATAATAGTCTTCAACCAACTTCTCTTGAGTGAAGTCAAACCCCTGTAAGACTTCTACCTCCATAGAAAATAAATCAGTCATATCCTCCATAATGATAATTGTTTCCCAATGTTTCGCCATTTCTCTCATTCCCCTTTCGATGTGGTAATGCTGTGGTATTACCTTGTTAATACATAGTATAAATGAAGCCTGTCCAGAGTGCAAGAACTTTTTTAAAAATATACCTATTTATTTTCGACAAAAAAAATACACCCCAGAAGGGTGTACTAAACGGTTTTATCAAGCTCTTTTTCTAGACGGTCTATTTTCATTTGCTTGGCATTAATGTACTTTGATTTACGTTTAAGCTCGACTGTAAGATTATGAACCTCGTTTTCTAGCTCGTCGATTCTTTCCTGCATTTCTTTTCTGCCTCGGTCTCCTGCTCTGATTTGTGTATCTTGAGACCGCAAGAGGTCTTCCAGTTCGTCAATTTGCTTTCTTGCGGTTTTCAGCTCAAGGCGTGCACCGTTAAGGAGTTCCCTGTCTTCCGTCCAAGCATCATGACACTGTCTAAGAGCTTCCTCTAATACAAGAACATGCGGAAGTTCCTCCGACGTTACTTGTTTATACCTGAACCAGCTTTTTAACCACTCCCACATTAGCGTTTTCCTCCTTGAATTTGATACACCAGCTCAGTAATTTCAGTGGCGAAGTCTTTATGTGTACCGTTGTTAGTAATTCTATAGTCATACTCAAAGTCATCAAGAGTGTTTTCTGTCTCGTTGTTAAGGTATTCTGGACTCACTGTCTCACCTAGATTAATCATTCTTTGTACACGAGCACTTTCAGGGCTGTCTATTCTCACAAAGATGAAACCTTGCTCCTTCAAGAAGTCATACTCGTTTTGTTGCCTACAATCTGTATTAATGAGTGAGCGTCTTGGATTGTTGAAAGCTCGTATGTGTTCTGCCTCTGTTTTTGCTTTCTTGATCCACACATCAGGGTCAATCTTTCTCATTGCTTGACCGTACTCAATTAGTTCTTTTACTGGTTTTGGCTCCATTGGGATATCTGGAAAGGTTGAATGAAAATGGTGTTTCAAGTGTTTTCCGAATGAGATTTGATAAGTCAAGAACCCCATATTTTTAAGAATCTTAGCCGCCTCGTCTTTTCCTGCTCTTCTTTTTCCATAGAAAGCAATGTCGGGGAGTGACTTGTAAAACATGTCTAAAGGAATTGACATTTATTTTTCCTCCTTGATGTCGCTAAAGTTGCTTTCTGTCCATTGTTGAAAGAAAGACTCAATGACTTGTAACTCTTTGATTGTGAATGTTCTTCCGTTTCCGTTTTTAATCTTACTAGCTGACCAGACAGAAAGCTCTCCAGTATTAACATTGTAATCCATAAGCATTGGCGCACCGTACAAACAGATGTGCTCAGAAGACGATCTCCGAGGGGTCACATCTCCGAGGTCTAAGTGTTTAGAAATATCCTCTTTCAGCTTTTTCATGTAGGGAGTCCATTTGTAAGCAGATACACTGTGAAGGTTATACTTCATTGATGTACACCCCATTATAGTAAAGCTCGTCGGCTACATGCTCAAGGGCATCTTCAAGGCTCCATCCTTCATCTGTGGCGTCCTCTAGTCTGTCGTGAATGCCATTGACCTGACAGGTGACGGATGTTACTTTATTGAGTAATTCATCTTTATCGCTTGATGATAAGCCCTCAACACCCTTGATGTACTCTATAATGTCAATTAGATTATTACTAACCGAGATCGTCTTTTCTTCCCCACCTGTATTTGTCATACAAGATCGCTCCTTTGCTTGCTAGTATACTTATGAGTTTACCCACTAGGGCAAGAAATGCGATGTACAAGAAGAGAAAGCCCATCACAACTAGCCCCATTAGGAATGCTTTAATGAAAATCAAAATCGCTATCATAAGTTGAACCCGCCGTGAATAACTATATGATATAGAACAACCGAGACAACCACATGAACAAACAATGAAATGATTGAGGCAACTGATTCTACCCCTTTATTGTTTACGGCACTTATTGCACAATGAATACCAGCCGCAATGTTTAAAACTAATACGATCCACAATGTAAGTAAAATCATTTAATTTCCTCCTAAGATTGAAGACATCATAAGAATAAACATAAATGTAGATGCAACTATATGAATATTGAACTCTGCTTTGTCCTCATCGAGAATTCTTACAAGAACAAACCCAGCGATCGAAACGACAAAGTACAAGCTGGTAACTAAAATATATAAAAGGGTCATTTGTCAAACCCTCCACGACCGTGACAGTGATCACAAGTGGTATACTCACGAGTGCCACCAATGTTTACAACGAGTTTGCCTTTCCCAAAACATTTGTTACACTTGATTAGCGGAATCCTCTTAGTTGACAACTTGAGGGTATCTGCTCTGTTCATGCTCAAAATCTCCTCGGCGGCGTTCTCATACTGTCCGCACTTTGGCTTTAATAGCTTGCCAGTTTTCTCTGATCGTCTAATGTCAACCCAACGCTCTCCACCAAATAACTCTTCTGCTTTGGCACATCTCGCTTGTTCTCCTGTACGGGGCATGTCTTTAAAATCTTTGGCAAACTTGCAATGGTAGCAACTCATGAGTATTTCCTCCTTATAGTTTCGTATATTTGTCAATCAGGTCTTGCCTTTTCAGAATCCACCAGACGTACAACCAGAGAGGAAGCTCCTTGAGCCGCCTCATCATGATTTATCCTCCTTGACGAACTGCTCCACAGCTGTTGGGAAAAGCTCTTGAGCAATGATTAAAACCGCTTTGGCGTACTCTTGGATTTCTACTTGGCTGTCTTTCTCAAGTCGTTGAGCTAAGAAGTGACATGTACTCTGTAGGCTTCCAGTCCACCAATAGCGGACGTACAATCCGTAAGCTGGTAAGAATAGTCTTGCTTGCTCTGTGCATACTCCCATTTCAAGAGCATCTTCATATAGCTCTAATGACTCCATCTGGTGAGACCAAAGATTTTCGCTTAGTATAATTCCTTCTTCTTCTGGCAATGGCTTACCTGATCCCTGTTTGGAGTTCTCTGGAGCACTTCTCCATTCATCAATGTTAGGAAGGTAAAACTCGACATCATCGTTTACATATCTTCGAGAACCTTCATTCCAAGCATCCATCGTATGGTCAGAACCGACAACGTATTTCCAATGCTGACGAGCAACCATAAGAGGTGCATACATTTCCAGCTGTAATGTTGCGTGTCTAAACGGTGAGGTATGACCCTCTCTGGCTAGGAACTTAATGAGTCGGACATCTGCCTCGGTTAACTCAAGAGATTCCTTGTGATAAGAAACCTTAGCGGCGTTTGCTACTGTGAGATCACTTCCCATGTGATCCTTGTATCGTACATACCCTTTGTCTAATACCTTGATGTGTCGCTCATACTTTTCTGTCATTACTTTGTTACCTCCTCTAAGTCCTTAACAAGTTGCTTCAAGAATGGGATGTGATCCTTATCTAAGAAAAATACCGCACACATACCGTCATCTTGTTCAATCTCAAGTGCCCCTCGTTTGTCACTTTCATGTAGCGCATATTGTAAGGTGGCACGGATTTCATGTTTATCCTCTGCTAATTCTGATACACGATAGCCTCCACCAATATGATCGAGCCACGGAAACTTATTGTCTGACCCTTCAATGGTTTCGCTTTTGATTTCACTCATCTTTTGTTACCTCCTTGAGATCGCTCAGTAGTTGTTCCAGAAATGGGATATGATCTTTATTGAGGATAAAGCAAGCATAATCGTCGTCGCCGTCATTGATTGCTAATGTGATATCTTTATCGTTTGTGTCTACTTGATAATCTAATACGCTAGGGCAATCAGGATCACCATCATTGACCTCCTGCGATGTGTAAAGCTCGCTGTGTGGGTGTTCATACTGTGTTAAATGTGGAAATCTGTTCTCGTTCATACTAATTCCATCCCTTCGAGGTATTCCCTCATATTTTTAATTGCTCTTTCCTTTGCCTGTCTGGTTGCTTGCTTGGACATTCCGAGCTCATCAGCTGACTCCTTGAGAGTCCAACCTCTGATAACCACGAGATTGACAACCTTCTTTTGTAAATCTGTCAAGCTATTAAAGGCGGCATACAAATTGGCTACCTCTGGAGTGATCTCTCGTTCATCTTCCTCGGTGTTCAAAATGGATCGAACCTCATCAATGAAGTCGGCTCCCTCTGGTAAAGCTCTCTCGTTAATCTTGGCATCAGCTACAGCGTTAAAGAATGATCTGTAAACTTTATTATGTAGCTTGCCAATGATGAGAGCCGCAAAGGTTCCTTTAGTTACATCGTACTCATAGCACAGTTCAAAGAAGTGCATGAGGATTTCTTGAAAGAGGTCTTCTTTGTCTTGGAATGTCCAATCAATTGTGATTGTTGATCCTGCTCGGTTCTTTGGCTTGTGGGGTACATTATAAATGTACGACACCACGTCGGCGTAATTCTTGAGTAACTCGAATCCAGCCTCTTCCATTCCCCTGATAAATTGACCAACGAGAAAGCGATCTCTGTTTTGATCTCTCTTGATGGGCGCAACCTTTTGGGATATCTTCGCTCGGAACTGGTCTAGCTCTCTTAAACTATTCATGTTTGTCCTCCTCGGTGTGTCTTTAGTATAACCGTGGTCATACTTTTAGTCAACCATTTTTGATAAAAACATAGAAACTAATTCAGTCTTAAAGTCTGGTAACGGATTGCCTAGTCTTTCGACCTTCTTGAGATCGCCTTCCTTGACAGCTTTTCTTATTTTACGGTTATGCTTAAGGTTTGGCTCCCTGATCCATCCACCATCAATATTGCTTTTAGATACACAGATCAGCTCCTCATCAAACTTAGAGAAGAATAACTTCTCTTTGAGCTTGAACTCAGGAGTAAGCATCCCTTTTACATCTATGACAAGCTCAGTGCCACAAGGGAACCTTAAGAGGAAGTCTGCCTTGTACTTGATTGGGTTAAATGTTCTACCGTGTTTGACTGTTTTGCCAAGAAGGACGTATTCAGGTTGTAACTCACAAGTAAACCCGAAAAATGGTTGTATCTCTTTTAGCCACAAGTGAAACTCTGCTTCTGCCTTGCTGTCAAATAAAATTCCGTCAACCTCTGTTTTGCTGGCATTGTACTTACTGTTACGCTTCTTCATAGTGCACCCCATCCAGTTTTCTTAAATGGTTCACATGATCCATCTTGAAACTTGAAGCAGAATTTACACTCAAAGGCTCTAATATTCTTAGGGAAATGGTTTTCCTCGACAGCTTTCACAATAGCATCAACCACAAGCCTTGTTCTCACTAGGATATCTGAGACAGAGAACTCAACCACTGGAGCACGTTGATTAGTGAACCTGTAAACTCCGTCACCTTTATGGATGGCTGTCTGAAATTTATCTATAACAGGATGATAAAACTGTACAGCTTTTGGATATGCTCCGAACTCTGAATGTATCTGGGCAACGTATAAACCTAGCTGTAGATCATCGCTTAAGTATTGCTTACTCTTGGGGTTCGATCCTGTCTTGTAGTCTGTTACGATCCAACTAGAAGGGTCGTCCTTGTCACCGTCTATTCTATCCACAAAAGATTTCATGATAGGGATTCCCTCTCCGATGTCCGCAACAAATTCACGCTCTACAAAACAAGGGGCTGTCTCGTTTGAATAGACTTCGAGAAAGTGGTCAATTGCTGATACACCTTTCTCGTACATCTTATGGAAATCACTCTTGTCTAGGAACATGCTCTTGTCATATTGCATGACACCCTTGTTATACATTTTCAACATGTCACGTCTGGAGAGTTCTTTGTCATTCTGCTGTGCTCTGCTGTGTGCCTCAAACACTTCATGGAGGTTGCTTCCTGCAATGGTATACTTATTTCCGTTTGATCTCTGACCAGCAATATAAGTGAGGTAAAACTCATGAGGGCAACTCATGAAGGTGTTTAGCTGTGAATAAGACGCCCTCGGTAATGGGTAATTTGTTCTTGCCATAATCAATCCAACTCCTTAATGGTGTCAACAATTAGCTTTTCGCCATCTCGTTTGCCTTCTGCCATCACCTTTTTATTTTTCTTGATAACGTCGCTGTTTGCTCCATAGATGTAACTAAAGATGACTAACTCTCTGACACCCTCTTGAGTATCAACAGAAGCGAACGCCATACGGTTTCCGTTCTTATCGTTAAATGCTTTTACTTTGCTGATTTGTCCAGCTGTAAAGGCTCCTCTGACGCCATCAGGGAATGAACTCCACGGCTTCAAGTGGTACTTATCCATTGGGTTATGAGTTACATAAACACCTAGAAGTTCTTTCTCAGCTTCTGCCATCTTGTTTTCGTTCCATTCCATCTCAATTACTTTATCAATCTCTTTTTTTGGTTCCTTCTTGAGGCTTAAGTATTTGAGATATATTTCCTTACGAGTGGCATCTGGGTGAAGACTATCAAAGGCTCCTGCAAAGATTAGAGGTTTCATAGCTCGTTTGCTTACAGCTCGTTTGTTTACTCTCTCAAAGACATCATCTATTGAGGTGAACGGTCTGTGTTTTAATAGCTCGACTACAGCTGTCTCCCCAACACCATTGATCATCCCAAGAGGGAAAATGATTTTGCCCTGAGAGGCAACAAAAGATAACTCTGATTTGTTCACATCTGGAGCGATAACCTCAAAATTCTCTCTCTTGATATCTTGAAACACTTTAGCCAAAACTTCTTGGTCTGACATTTTACTTGTAAGGATCGCTGACATATAGTGTTCTGGATAGTAATGCTCCAGATATACTGTCAGGTAAGTAAGCATTGAGTAAGCTACTCCGTGCGATTTGTTGAAACCATAACCCATGTACTGAACGATTCGATCCCATAACTCATATAGTCCACATTGATCATCATCTGAGTCATAACCATTGGCGTGACAATCTGCCAAGAACTCTTCACGGATTCCCTCTAGTTGCTCTGCACTCATCTTGCGGAGTTTATCGCCTCGTCCGTAATCCCAGCCAGCGAAGTGGTGAACAAGTTGCATAACGTGCTCTTGGTAGGTAATAACCCCATAAGTTTCACCTGTGATTTGCTTCTCTTCTGGGTGACTGTATCGCTCTTCCTCTCTGCCATTCTTGATGTTGGCATATCTCCAAGTATCTCCAGAGGCTAAAGCTGGTGGGCGGTACAGGGCGTTGATCGCTACAATGTGCTTAAACTCGGTAGGTTGAACCTGTTTGCATAAATCACGCATTCCACTTGAGTTAAGCTGGAAGGAGTTACTTGTCAACCCTTTTGAGATGCGCTCATAGATTGCTGGGTCATCAGCACGTCGGGCGATCTCGTAAATATCAAGATGCTCTCCTGTTTCCTTTTTGATTGACTCTAAGCAGGAAGCCACAATTGACAATGTTTTCAGACCCAAGAAGTCAAACTTAACTCCTCCCATTTCTTCGACATCATCTTTGTTCCACTGTACAGCAGTCTCTTCTTTAGTTCCGTGTAGTGGAAAATGGTTAGTGAGTTCATCTGGTGTAATGAGAATGCCACCAGCGTGTATGGATGTATTACTGATAACACCCTCAAAGGCTTCTGCCATCTTGAATACACCCTCAAGAGGAATCCTCTTCCCTTGTTTTGTCTCGATGGTTTCTTTTCTCATTTTTGCTAACTTAGGAACAACCTTGTATACTTCCTCAATCAGCATGTTATCAGGAATCAGGTTTGTTATCTCTTGAGACTTGCCAAAAGGAATGTCATGAATCATTAATGAGTTTTTGAACGCTGACTTTGCAGACATCTTGGTATAGTTAGTCACTTGCGCTACTCGGTCATATCCGTATTTCTCTTTGAGGTAAGTAAACAACTCATGACGGCGTTCTGACTGGATGTCTGTATCAATGTCGGGCATCTTCTGTCTGGAGATATCAAGGAACCTCTCGAAGAAAAGACCATGCTTGATAGGGTCTACCTCGGTAATATCCATTAGGTAAGCAATTAAGGAGCCAGCTCCAGAGCCACGACCAAAATTGATCAAGATTCCCTGCTCCTTACACCACTTGATAGCATCAGCCACGATAAGGAAGTAGTCGATGTAACCCTTTTTGGAAATGACCCCTAGCTCAAACTTGACACGCTCTACATAAGTAGTTGTCACTACTGGTATTTTCCTTTTGAGTCCATCCTTGATCATCGCCTGAATTTCTTTCAAGCTAGTACGGTCTCCCTCTAGAGGGAAAACAGGGAGCAAGTCTTTTCCTTTCTTAAGCTCGAAGTCAACTTTATCAGCCACTTTACCAGTGTTGTTCATTGCCTCGATGACTTGATCTTTTGGGTACCCCTGACTAATGAAGTCCATGAATACTTGCTTACTACCTTTGAGCCAGTAACTCTCCTCACTAGGGTAAGCTGGAGGGTCATCCATTGTGGCTTTCCGAGCAAGGCAAAGCATCCCCATATGAGCTGTCATATCTTCTTGGTCTACATAATGGACATCACAAGTTGCCAAGAGAGGTACACCCTCTTTGATTGACTCTTTGAATAGAAAGTCATTGACTATCTTTTGTTCAGCCATTGGGGTAGGTTGAACTTCGAGGTAAAAATCCTCAAACTCGTTGAACATTCTAATTAGCGTTTTAGCACGTTTGTATTCGCCTTCAAGGATTGCTTGAGGGATAGCACCAGCCAAGCAAGAACTCGTTATGACAAGCCCCTCAGAGTGCTCTAAGAGGTCATCAAAACCAAAGCGAGGACGACCGTGAAACCCATCAATGAATCCTATGGAGGATAGTTTCATCAGGTTCTTGAATCCTACCTCGTTTTTAGCCAAAAGCAACTGGTGATAGTGCTTTTGTGTTTTATCTGTCTTGTCTCCCAATGTCATGTAACCTTCAAAACCAGCGATCCCTTTAATGCCTTTTTCTTTTGCAAGGTTCATGAACTCAGGAATACCATGCATGGCTCCATGATCTGTGAGCCCGATTGCTTTTTGCTTATTCTCAATTGCTTTGTCAATAAGTTTATCTATTCGAGAGTGTGCATCTCGTTGAGAATAACAACTGTGGTTATGAAGCTGTACGAAACAAACTTTACACATCTTGCGTCCTCCTTATTTGCTTGTGATATCATAGAACGTTGGGTCTTGAATCTTCAAGGCTCCTTCGACTCCGTGGTACATCACCAGCAAGCTAAAATCCTTAGTGAACCTTCTGAGTCCATATTTGTTCATATACCGCCTGATAGTGCGCTGTTCGCAACCTAGAATGTTAGCCATCTCGATTGTTGATAAACCTTCTGTGTAGTACATGTAAGCTAACAACAAAGGATTTTTGTATGAGTTTTCATACATTGGAGGCGTTTCTCCAAGTTTCTTTAGTGTATAGTGGTCTGTAGCAGTAGCGATTTTCAAGAGCTGAAAGTCAACAGGCATAGGTTTCTTACTCATCTTCCTCAACCTCTTTGGCGAAGTCTGTGAGGATTTCATCAATTGGCTGTTTATAAAAACCTTCTAGGTATTCGATCTCTTCTTTGTGAGTCGGTATTTCTTTTATGTGTACATAGTTGTTGTCACCGACAGCTTTTAAAGCGATGTTAGCATGTGCAAGCAGATGATCTGTTGATGCTATTCTTGTGAGCTTTCTTTCGTCTTCACTGATAAGAAGCTCGAAGATTTGAACAACAGGATGCTCTCTAGATAGGTTTACACCTTTGTTTATATCGTCAATTACTTGTTCTCTGCCGCCCTCTTTGTGTGACTCAATAAGTTTGTTTACCAATTCCTCATCAATTTCCATAATCATTCCATTTCCTCCCCGAATTGTTTTAGCCATTCTTTGTATGGCAATTTGTTTTTGTCTACCTCGTCGAGTTCTTCTTTGGTGCAGTCATCAGCGTCCTTACCTTCTGGGTAAACTAGGACGTTTATATCAAACTTATACTTAGCTCTCTTGATAGCTCTTCTTATTCCGTTGCGTCCAGCTGGATCATTGTCGAACCCAAAATCGAGACCGATCACACCAGCTTTGTATAATTGCTCAATGTGTTCTTCTGTGAAGAATACCCCGATAGGAGCGCAAACGTTTTTATGCCCTGAGTCATACCAGCGAGCACAATCAAAAACACCTTCGACGATTTTAACCGTATAGCCGTATTCCTCAAGGAACTTCTTGCTTCTTCCCAACCCTGTTAGGAAAAATCCTGTGTGTAAGTTTCTTGGTCGGTGCATGAACTTCTCTTGTTGATCTGCTTTGGTTGCTCTGCCAGTGATACCAACAAGGCGATTATCTACATCTTCAAACGGAATTATGATCCTGTCTTGTAGCTCTCCATCTTTAGCAAGAAAGAACTTCCAATGCGAGATAGTCTCTTGTGAGTACCCTCTGTATGATGTGACCTTTGCTAGTTTCATTCTAGGCATTTTGAAAGTAGGGAGCTCCTTCTTGTCTTGCTTCCTCATCATGCGTTCAATAAACTTTCTGGCTTCTTCCGAGTGAGGGCGTTCCTCGATGGTTTCATTGCTCCAATCAACTGTTACATCGAACAGTTCAGCCAGCTTGTAAGCCGCCTCTTTGAATGTACACTCCTCGGTTTTCATAACGAGGTCAAACGCATCTCCAGAACAACCCTGTGTGTGACAATAGAATAATTTATCTTGTTCATTACTGACCATTGCTGTTGGGTTGTCTCCACCGTGGCAAACACACGAGGAGCGAATCTCTCCCCGACCTGTCGGTTTACCACCATAGTGAGAAATCAGCTCCCTCATGTCAACGGCTTTTAGTATGCGGTCTGTCGCTATTTTAGCCAATCATGTCCAACCTCCATGTTTTACCGTCTGATTTGACAGGAGTCCAGTCAAGGGGTTTGCCTGTCCGTTGATCTGATATTTTGAACATATGAGAAGCCCCTGTCGTCGTGAACTCATCTGGTGTTGTTCTTCTTAAAATACATACTCTATTTGCAAGCTGTAAGATACGATCCGACCCCCCGATGTTGTCAGAGCTTGCATCATCGTTGTTCCCACTTCTGTTTAGCTGTACAGCGGATATAATCGGTAGCTGTGTCATACCAGCTAAGTCTTTTAGTTTGCTTGTCAAGTACCCTAGTTGTTGCCACTCTTTGTCACCGAGCTTGCTATCACTGGAAGGTAACTTGATATAGTCAAAGCATACTAGCTTGATTCCGTGATTGATCTGGTACTCTCTGACGATGTGTTCAATCTTCTCAGGGGTGAAGAATGGAAGGTACACATGATAAAAGTTTCCTGACTCGATCACTTTAGTTGCCTCTGCTACAGCTTTTAGTTTGTCTTTGGCTTTTCCATTGAAGGTGTCTTTTGCAAACTGTCCATTCTCGATTTCTGTATGGTCAACACCAGATATCAACGAAAGCAACCTGTCTTCTTGCTCATGAGTATAATTCTCTGTGTCGATGTACAAAAGAGGGATGCCATCATCATGACATATCTTTTTGCTCCAATTGAGTAAAACTGTTGATTTACCGACTTTTGGTCTGGCTCCTACTACAGTAAGCTCTCCATTGACCAAACCCCTTGCGGCTAAATCGAATGGAGCCCATCCAGTTTTGATGCCAATTACATCCATTGGGTTTTTAGCTCGTTCCTTCATTCTTTCCTTGATACCCTCGCCAAGTTTTTTCACTGATTGACCAACAGAATACTCTAAGCCAATGTTTCTAAACTCTGTTTCTACACCTGATAGGTATTCATCTAATGGGGTGTCATTTTCTTTCAAGGCTCTGTCAGCTATCTCAAGGGCTTTACCTCGGACATCACGTCTTGCGGAAGCCTGAATGATTTGACCAACGAGCATTTTTGTATTAGGAGCTACATTAGCTCTCGCCATTGATTCTAAGTAGTCAATACCACCTAGCTCGTTTATTGCCTCGTTTGCCCTGTCATCAGTGAAAACATTTGTGATAGCAATTGGGTCTATTTCTGCTTGTTTGTCATATAGATGTAGTAAAGCCATGTAGATAAACTTGTGACCATCTACAGCAAACATATCAGGAATAAGACCCATTGACTTGGTGAGGATAAGCTGAGAGGGATCACTCAAAATAGTGCTGATCAATGCCCTCTCTGAACCATGACGGTGAATCTCTTCTTTCAGTTTTGTTTTTTGGGTCATACTGTACACCATCCTTCTGAGTCTGACCCCTCTTGGTTTTTGCTAAGTCGTAATACGCTTTAATGTATTGCCAGTTTGCTCCTACCTGTTCAGGGCTTTCTTCTAGGGCTTCCATATTTGAAAACCCTAGATAGTTGATTCCAAAGTAAATCATCTCGTATGTTAGCCCTGACTTGGTGAGCATCCAAAGGCAATTATCAATGTCATCATCTTGAAGGTGACAAACATTAACAGTGTTTTTGTAGTGCTCCCTCAGTCTTACCACGTCTAGCATGTTGCTTACTCCTCATCGAACATGGCGTCTAGTTCTTCTTGAGAGATTTCCTCTCCGAGGTCAGCTGGTTCATCTACACGAGGCTTTTGTTCTTCTTTTACCTCTGGAGCTGGCTCCACTTGAGAATCGTTTTCCTCTTTTGGTAAGTAATCAGGGTTTGATCCTGCTGTGACTTGCTCTGGAGTTTCTGCTCCGTTGCCTAGCACCTCTGAGAATGTCTTACCTTTAGCAATAAGAAGGGCTTGCTCTGGTGTGTAGTTTGGAGTCTTAAGCTCAACTAGATCAACCTTAGCCGCCTCGTAAGCCGCCTTCTCAGCTTCCGTCAAAGGAATGTTCTGACGTGCTGGCATTACAGTATATTTGATATCTTGGAAGTTTCCTTTTCCTTTTTCATCTACTTTGGTAATCGTGATATCATACTCTCTTGGATCACCGTATTCAGGATTAACGGCTAAACTTTGAATCTGTTTAAAGATTCCTGTTGTACGGTCTAACAGTTTTACCTTGCCGTCTGATCTGTCAAGGACGTGAATGATAGCTTTGTCTTTGCGACGACCCCACGGCTGTTTGGCGTACCCTTCTGTTTTCAAGAACTCGGATCGCTGTTTCTTCTTGCCGTTCGCCTCGGTTAGCCCCATATCGTCAGCCTCTTTAAACTTCTTAGCCATGAAGTCTCGGTTTTCCTTCTCAAGTAAGTCTCCCTCAGAGAAAGCTGGGATTCCACAACCCTTGCCACCGTTACCTTGTGTAGCGTACCATTCGTTGTACATATGAGGAGCCACATCAAGAATGCGTAACTTGTTGTCTCCGAGTTTGATATCCATAAATGGTGGAATATCTTTTTGTGATCCTCCGTTGTTGTTATCTTCAAAGTTTAAGTTACCCCATGCGTTAGTCATTAATGAATCATCCTTTCGAGAATTGTTTTACCGAGGTCATACCACGGTACTACTACATAGTAACATGCTAGTCTATCAAGTGTCAATACTTTTTTATGATTTTTTTTCAGTATTGCTAGAGTCATAACCTTGATCAGTAGAAACACCTGTGAAACACAGGCGGCTCACTCTTCTTCAATATCAAAGTCAATTATTGTGTGAATCTGTTTTACTGAGATAGTTACCGAGTAGATATACTTTTCTTTCGATGGATCATTTTTGGTTTCCTGCTCCAGAACAATCTCAAAGCCATCTTGTTTCATCTGTTCGTTGAACTGCTTAAAGTCTTCGAGGGTTGGCTCGTCTGGAAGTTCATATCCGTATTCTTTAGCAACCTTGAGCATCTCTGCCTCGATAGCTCTTTCAACTTCCTCGGCGTACTGGTTGATTGCTTCATCAGTTACCTTTTGCAAAGTCTCCTCGGCTTCACCTGTCTGGAAGTCCTTGACCGTTTTCAGCTTCTTGAAGCTCTTACCCTTTTTAAATTCCATATTGATTCTTCCTCCTTTGTTATAGGGTATTACCAGAGTAACACCTTTGTTACAACTTGGCAAGAAAAAGTTTGCATAAATTTTCCCCGCCTTATGTATAATGGTATATTAACAGTTTTGTAACACAATTGCAACAAAAAAAAGGCACACCCATGAGGATGCACCTTTTTAGTCTTACTCTGTTGGTTCTTCTGGCTCGTCTTTCTTTTTCTCTTTGACGACATCGACAGCACCTTGACCGAGGATGTAACTGGAGAGGACAGTCACTAAAGCCCAGAAAGTTTGCTCATCAATTGGAACAGAAAGTACGTCTGTCAAGATCACGAATACAAGAGCACCCAATGCGGCTCCCAACTTCTTGGATTTCCACCAGTCTTTTTTCATTTGTTATCACCTTTTCGCCCTTTCTAGCGTATTTTGGTCTGCCTCCAAGTAAGGAGGACTTACGAATATATGAGGAGCCGAGAGCTTATTTTACTCTCAGCACGTCACCAATGTTAATCAGATCAGATTTTAAACCGTTTAGTTTCTTGATGTTTGCAACTGTTGTGCCATGCTGTTTGGCGATCCCATAAAGGGTGTCGCCTCTTTGCACCTTGTAAGTCTTTACGACAACTTTGATGGGGTTACTTACCTTCAAGGTTTGACCGACACGGATAATGTCACTCTTTAAGCTGTTTAGCTTCTTGAGGTCATCCACACTCATTCCATGCTGTTTAGCGATCCCATAAAGGGTGTCGCCTCTTTGAACCTTGTAAGTGCTACCCTTTGGCTTAGAAGGCTGTGAGGGAGCCTTAGATGGTGACTCAGGGGGTTTCTTTGCTTTAAGACCCAATACCTTAGCGATACCTTTTGCGTGCCCTACTGAGACAGCCTTGATAAATGAAGGGTCTTTTAATAGCTTGGCATCTGCTGGGTTATTGATAAAGAGTGACTCTGTCAGGATAGCACTCATTGTAGTGTTGCGAAGCACTGACAGATCATCTGCTTTCTCCTTACGGTTAGAAACTCCAAAGCTGGCGATCTCGTTAAGAATTGAAGCATGTAAAACCTTTTGGTCACTCTTAGTTTGCGACTTTGCTGATAGCTTGTTATATGTGAATGTTTCAAAGCCTGTACCATTTGTGCCACCCGCTGAGTTGATATGGATAGAGACAAACAGATCAGACTTATTCTTGTTGGCAATGGCGGCACGTTCAGGAAGCTCAATAAACTTATCGGTACTTCTAGTGAGCTGGACACTTACACCAGAGTAATTACTCTCAAGGTATGACTTAGTTTGTTTGGCGATCTCAAGTGTTAAGTCCTTTTCTTTTAGACCGTTGCCGACTGCTCCAGAATCTTTGCCACCGTGTCCAGCATCAAGTGTGACTTTTTTCATGTTATATCTCCTCCTAGTTTATTCTTTCTCGGTCTGCCTTTCTTTCGAGTTCTGACCAGATTGTTTGTAGGTTGTCTTCTAATCCTACAATGTCAGATTTCATGTCTTTGAGGGTCTCGGAAATGTTTTCTAGTTGGCGGGTGTTCTTCTTGAGGTTGTCTAGTAAGTCCTTTTCCCTTCGATCAAAGCTCTGACGTTGCTCAATCAGTAGCTCTCTATTGTCATTTCTCTGGTGCATGGCTTGCTCTTTTAATTCTTCGAGTTGCTTCTTGTGCATCTCCATAATGTATTGTTCTCTCTCTTGAGAGTGCTCCCTCTGCTGATCAATGAAGGTTTTCACCCATCGAATCACAGCCGCACCGAGGATGATAAAGAGTATAGCGAAGACTGTCTCCTTACTGGCTATACTCATCAGCGTATTTACATCCATAATACATGCCCACCTTTTATTTGACTGTATAGCTTATTCCATCGAGTGAAATCCAAGCAAGTGCGCCACTTGGTTTGTTGACTACTCTTAGATCACCGTTAGCATCCACTTGGAGCCTTGCTAGTGCTGGCGTTCCTGTTGTGGCGAACGTGTGGGGTATTGATCCAGTCAATAGTTGAGATTTTTTAGGACGGCACTCTTTTGGAAGATTGGCTATGACACCAGTGTTTTCCCCTTTGATTAAGCCCTCAAGTCTAACTGTTCCGTCTGACTCACGGATGTATTGACCCCTACCCCATTGACTAGAAGGTGATCCATAGTGATCCCATCCATTGATGAAATTGATCTCTTTAGGTTTACCACTGTTGAGACCGCCTAGTATAACGTAAGTGTTTGAAACCCTAGCCAGCAAAACACGATCGCCAGCAATAGGGTGATAACTCGATAAACACTTGTATGTTTTACCAGATGGGGTCTGCTCTCCATCAAACAGTATTTTAGGATCACCGCTAGTGTGGTTGTCTGGAATTTTCCCGATCTTGTAAGCTCCCTTTTTCTGTTTCTTGTCAATAAGCTCATTTACGATACTTACAAATTCTTGACTGTTCATATTTCTATCACCCTTCTTGCTTCATGCTTCATTGTTGCACCAGCTTCGAGAGTTATCTCCCAACTTGATTCACTAAAGACAGCATCAATATCAAGAGGTGTGTAAATAAGTTTGATTGAATCATAATACTCATGGAATGGCATGATAGGAGTCTCGAACTTTACCTTTCCGTAAACCTGAGATGCTTCAAAGGCGATCCTGTCAGCCATACCTTCTAGGGCGGCTTGTGAGCTGATCTCCTCTAGCTCTCTAAAGTCCACAATTGTTCGTTTACGGTTGACTGTTGAGGTTGGACTATTAGGGTTGTTATTCACTCGTCTTGCCACTAAAGGTGCCTCCTCTGGATTGCTGACAGTGATAACCCATGAGTTAGCGACTCCGAAAATATCAAACTCTTCTTCTACATCCTCCATAACGATTGACAATGATCTACTGTCGTAAGTGTAGTCAAACACTTTTTCACTTGGCGGCTTGTAAGGTGTGGTAATGTAGTAACCGTAAGCGTCAACCCACAAAGGAGTGTTATTCGTCATGGTCAAAAGCTCGTTGATAGCTTCTAGTTTGCTTGTACCTAGATCAAACTCTTTATCAGTTGTCAAGTTGAGGTTCCCTGTAAACTCGATGTTTATTTTCGAGATACCAGCACTTTTTAGAATATCCCTTACAGCTTTCTCATAAGTGGTTCCACTCTTGATGGTGTAACGATCCGTGAACTTGTCTTGGTCAAGAACTATCAAGCCATCATAAGCCTCTACCTCTCGATATATATTACCGTTTTGGTCATTCCTCGTTGGGGTGCTCAAGTGGAAGATACCGAGGGGAAACTCTATTTCTCCCCCATCAGGCATCTGGAATATGACCCACGGCTGAATTTTATCGACAAGCCAATCTATTTTATTTTCTATGGCTGTCTCTGTAAAGATCATGTAGTCATTCAGTGTTGCCATAGTCATACCCCTCCTTATAAGTTACCAGAAGATACACCGTCAGTGCTATTGTTTGTTATTGCCTTGCCACCGCCGTTGTTTCCTACTGTGACGTTTTTCTTTGTGGAGCCACTACATAGTATAGCCCTATCAGCTTCACCACTACCAGATACATGACTATTACCCGTGACAGTACAACCATCAGAATTTGATACAAGTCTAATCCCCTGATTGTCTCCACCAGCAATGCCATTTCTCCGTGTTGTGTTGCCTGTGATTGCACATTCCTTAGAGTTTGACAAGTAGATTCCTGAAAGGTCTGTATTACTCACCATGTTTCCATTGATGGCAAACCAATTAGAGCCACTGAGCCCGATTCCGTAACTGCCACAAGAGATAATAGTATTCGCTGAAATAGACCCAAACTCACAACCAGTAACATATATTCCACTTGTAGTGGCATTGTTGATTGTGTTTCCTGTGATGGTTGTGCGCCACACTCGGTCTACATAAATAGATGTGTCCGTTGTGTTTTCAATTGTGTTGCCTGTGATGGAAACTGTGCGGAGTTTAAATGCCGTGTCTGCATCATCTTGACCACTTACTCGAATGGCGTGTCTTGCTGACGTTCCTAGCGTGACAGTTCTGAAAGTGTTGTTCGAGATGACATATCCAAAGGTTGCATCTGTTGAGTCCTTCACTCGAAGCCATACACCACCGCCAACAGTCTGGAAGGTATTGGAGTCAATTACAGCGTTATCCCACATACAGCTAACTACAGCGATATCCTCGATGTTTTCAAAGTGGTTATTGACAACCCTGATATTTCTGTGATGCGCTCCTGTTGCGGATGAGTGAGAGCCTACTCCACGGTTCCAATTTCTAAAAGTACAAGACTCAATAGTGATATCATTGCAAGGCGTATTGTCATATGCTCCAAAACCTCCGAATACATCTTGACCATACATACCATCAATTTGAATTGCTTCTGTTTTTCTGTTAGGTGTAGTTTGTTGGAACTCGCTATCTAAGGAATAACCATCGCATGTAAGGTTTTTAAATACAGCTTTGTTTGTTGAGTTAATCTCAATAGCATGATAAGTCTGTGTGTCCTTCATATAGATGTTCTCGAATGTAATGTTATATCCATGACCAAACGAGAAGAAATTGAATCTATAATCATAGTTCTCAATGTTCCCATCGAGGTAGCCACCAATTACATGAATGTTTCCGTGACCGTTATAACCTGTATAACTAGCTCCTGTTTCACCATTACGGAAGAATGCTCCGATGTTTGCTTTGTTTCTGTATATCCTTGCTTGGGGGTGCATGATGAATGTTGTGTTTGAGTAAATCACACAAGTATTCTTCAAAGCATAATTACCAGCTGGGAGGAACACGATGCCGCCTCCATCATCTTTACACTTAGTTAGTGCCGCTTGGATTGCTGGCTGATCATCAAGGGTTGCGTTAGTAGCGTCACCTACAAGGGGCTTTCCATTTGAACCTAGTCGGTAACCGCCTTGTGCGTTTACTAAATAACCATTTCTTTTTACGATCCAATCTTCTAAGGCATTCCAATTGGCTGTTTGCTCATTGGCTGTTACTTCGATTCTATCACCCGTATCCCATAAACTAAACCCATAATTACTTGTTTTTGCTCCCATTAGATACCCTCCTCAAGTTGATCCCATGTCTTACCCTCGTAGTCTCTCCAGATAGCTGGTCTTTGTTTGTCACGGACTACCATTCCCTCATCTTGGAGGGTGAACTTTGCTGTTCGCTTAATTGTTGAAAATGCGCTCATGTTTACCGAGCCAGATACAACCCTTGTGAGTTCATCCTTCTTTTGATCCTCGTTGTTTAAAACGTCATAACGGAAGCGTACAGCCCTGTTGCCATACGCCCCATGTAATACTTTTTTGATTTCCTCTTCTGAGTAACCATTTCTTGCTATGTCTTGCATGTGTTATCACTCCTCGAAGTCTACCTCTCTAAGCGAAACGCCAAAGGTACAGCCAGACAGTAGGTTGTCATCAACGCTGATACTTCCATCAATTATGCAGAACATTCTTCTTCCGAGAGCGTCACGGTACAGGAACGTTTCTTTTCTGGTCAGGAATGCCACAGTATTAAGATATTCCTCGTTGGTGTCTACCTCCCAAGTGACATCAACAGTTTTGCTGGTGTTATACCCATACTCATAAATTGGCTTCTCACGACCAGCGAAGCTCATAAACCTTCCAGTCCGTCCAATATCCTCAGATCGCTCATCAGACATCCTCAAAACGATAAAATCACTTTGAACTAACGATCGGTGAATGTAAGCATGAATAAAATCAATTCTGGCTTCCTCAATATCTGAATCCGAGAAAGACTGGTTATCTCCCCAAGCTCTTGCGTAATATTCGTAAGTCACACCAGATGCAGGAGTATAGTCCGTGTAAGAAGAGTTTGTCTCACCTGTACGGATAAGAGTCCAGTCTCCCTCTACTGTACTATTAAATCGTCTTCTGTAAAGCTCTACACGGCTTGTGACAGGAGTTGAGAGGTCACCAGTAATGTTTAATTCCTCAATGCCTTCAATCTCTGTAGAAGTCCTTTTAAGGTCTCCTATGATGAAATCATCTGTGTAGAGATCAAACGGTTTCCAGACTTGAGTATTGTCGTTGTAATACCATTGGTTATCCTCAAACTTGACCACACGGAAATAAAACGTTTCATTCACAACTTCACTAGAAAACCTAGAAGGGTCTGCACCAGTAAACATAAGGTACGCCTTGTCTACTGTACTTGTTGATGCTGTGCCTTCTAGTCCTGTACTCACTTGCTTTGTCTCAGGAGTGAACTCATAAGTTATACCAGATGGTGCAACAACTTTGGCGTTTGTTCCATAGATAGTTCTGATCTCTCCAGCGTCAACATTATTGGTGTAGTTCATATTCACAGAGAACTGAATATTTTGTACAATCCCATTTGTAGGAACTCCGTTGATTGGTTCCGTTGTCACTGGTGGGTCATTAGTCCATGAAACGATAATTGTATTGCCTTCCTCGTCTGACTCAATTGATAAATCAGGTTTGATAGGGGGAATGAAATTTGTCTGAATAGTGATCTCAGACCATTCACTCCAGATATCAAACTGAGTGTCAGCAATCCTTAAGCGAATTCTATAAGTCTTGTTGTTCTCAAGGCTAAAATCAATAGGTGCGTTTTTTACTGTAGTGGTCTCAGCTTTTCTGTAAACCTGTGTTGACCCATCATATATTTGCACCTCGTATCGTCGTTGATTGATACTCGACCAAGTAACTGTTATGTTAGAAGTCGGAATGATTTCACTCTGCTCAGGTGAAAGAATGATAGGAGCGTTTGAAGGTATACCAGCCGTGAATACTTGGATGTCTGACCACGGAGATGTGAGAGACTCCTGATCCATTGTGCTGACACGCCACTCTATTTTTCCAGCTGGGAACGTGTTAGGTGCAAAATCAAAATACTGGTTGGTGCTCTGTCTGTACCCACTAGCATTCACATAATTCCATGAGCCAGCCTCTCCGCTACTGCTAACAGTTCTCCAAGCGATTCTGAACCCTGCTTGTACTCCATCGTCGTTATGCTTCCAAGTAAAACGTATTGATTCCGTGCGGTCAATTGTTCGACCACCGTTAGGTACCAGCTGTGTAGGTTTGCTTGGTGGCAAGTTCTTAACAACGGAAAACTTAGGAGATGTTGACCATGCTGAGTAGTCTTCTCCGTCATATGCTCTGACCCTGACTTGTGCACTAGAAGTTTCAGCCATATTGGATGTATTGTAAGAATAACTTGTCACACCCTTACCAGTTGTAACAGATGAGCTCCAAGTTGAACCATTGAAGATTTGAACTTGATATGTCAGCTCGCTTGTAGCTGTCTCTGGGTCGCTGGAGGCGTTCCATTTGACTTGCAAGCTATTAGTCGCAACAGTTGTACTTGTAGGGGCTGTGATCTTTGGTGCTGTTGGTGGAGTATTCCAAGTTCCCTCTACCTCAAAGTAAGCCTCATTGGAGTTGCCTGTTTTCCCATATGCTTGACCTGAATTATTCCGAGCTCCATAAATGACGATACCTTGACGGCTACCGTTTTTGTAACTAGGAAGGAAAGCACTTGTAAGGTCTGTTGTTCTCCAGCCAGTTCCATAAATAGGATGCAAACCAATGTAGTTGTAATATGGCATTTTTCCGCTTGCTTTGTTTGAGGTTTCCTTGTGAGCACCAAAGTCGAACTCTGCTCCTGATGTGACATTCATTACAAAGCGTAACTTAGGAGATGTTCTTGATGTGTTGATCGCTGTTCTGACTGCTGTTGGAATCCCAATATAAGATTGGTAGTCAGCAGAACCACCAACCCTGATATTGTTTCCTCCTACATAACTATTACGGTCGGCTCTATAAACGCCAATCCATTGAATAGGAAATTTCTTAACTGCCATTATAAAGCCTCCCTTATAGTTTTCTTACTTGAGTTCGCAAACCTGAGAAGATGTCGTTCTCGGTTCTTGTCATGATTTCCTGACCAGTCATCTGGAGTGTTTGACTTCCGCTGTCACCGTTAACCTTGATGGTTCCGTCATGTTCGTGTCGGTGGACAACTGTGATGGTTGTGCGACCTCCAGAGAATGCGCTCAACGACATGCCACCTTGTTCAGCATTTAGAGCGTCGTTTACCTTGCTCATAGCACCCCCAACGGCTCGCTCCATAGGGCGAACTTTCTTGAGTGCCGCCTCGTACCAAGTTGGGAAGAATGACTCACCTGATTTGTCAAGGTCACTTAGAGCACCCTCTTTGGCAGGAGAGAACGGCAAGAATTTACGGATAGCAGACATACCGCTTTTTACTGCTCCGATAGCTCCGCTAATACCCGACTTGATACCCTTAGTGAAAGCATCAAGTAATCCCTTACCAGAACTTGTAAACTTTCCGATCCATCCCTTGACAGCACTAATAATGTTGCTTATACCTTTAGTGACTGCACTCTTACCCTTACCCATTGCGCTAGTGAACACACTCATTAGTTTACTACCGAGGCTTGCAAGTGCGCTCCCAATCTTAGAGGGTAACTGGGTAAAGAATTTAATAACGGAAGATATAAACTTTGTTACTATTGAGATGACCTTCGATGCCATACTTGAGAACTTCTGGTTCGACTGTGTTACCATCTTGACAAAGTTGCTGATTATCTTGCTGACAAAGCCGACGATCTTAGAGATGACATTCGAGATGAACCCTCCGACGATCGAGATAACGCTAGACTTTAAATTGTTGAATATTGACTTTGCACCATTCCAGAGGTTCTTAAAGAAGCCAAGAACGTTACTAACGAAACTTATCACAATTGAGCCAATGGAGACACCAAAACTTGAGAATATTCCAGATATGGTATTCCATATTCCAGCAAAGAAGTTGACAAGACCCTTGAAGATATTCATGATAGCCAGAACTAAATTATCCCAAGCCTTTCCAAAGTAGGACATAGCACTTGAAAAGTCTCCAGTAAAGAGAGCGATAACTCCCATGACTACATTTGCAACGACATTGAGTATATTACCAATTGCTGTCAAAATTGGACCGACTGCCGCCACCACTCCATTGAACACCGCTACAGCGACCGCAAGGAATATTCCTAGTGCCGCCCCAATAGCAATCAACAAAGGCATGATTGTTGTGATAGCACTCTTGAAGGCTTCAAAAGCGGGCATCAGCCAGCTCATTAATAATTGTGCTGATTTTTGGAAACCTTGCCAGAGACCTTGTAAGACAGGCTGAACAACTGACCACATAGATGCAAACACTGGAGAAATACTTGACCAGTTTTTATATATCACCATTGCTACTGCTCCGACTGCCGCCCCTACTGCGATAAATGGTAAAAGTGGAGCCATTGCAGACCAAGCCGACGCCGCCATTGCTACAAAAGCAGGAACCACAGCACCAGTAATTGCACCAGCAATGATAAACAAAGTAGCCGCCACTTGATCGCCACTCATATTAGCAAGCGCATCTCCAGCTTTTTGGAACATTGGTATAAGTGCGTCTAAACCTGAGTTGATAGCTGAAAACACTGGAGTCATAACTGCTGGCAGTTTGTTGATTTGCTGAGTCAGCCAGTTAACACCGTCTATTAATTTTTCAAAGAGAGCGTCATCAAGCATGGCGTCACCAGCTCTTCGCCAAGCACCTTTCATGGAATCCATTGCTCCTGTGAAGGTTCCTTTTAAGCCAGCCATCATCCCGCCATACTTTGCGGTTTCCCCTTGTATTCCTTTTGTTCCGTTTTTCATACCGTCAACTAGCATCTCGATGGCATCGTTAGCTTCAATGGCACCGGCTGAGATTTTCTCACGGAGTTCTGAACCTGTCAGCCCCATTTGGTTACCTAAGATTGCTAAAGCTGGTACACCCATGTCAGATAGACGGTTGATCTCTTCAAGCGATGCTCTTCCTCCTGCTTTCATCTTACCGAAAATATCAACGATGTTTAAAAGCTCTTGGTTTCCTCCACCGATACCAGCGACAACGTCACCGAGGGTTTGCATTAAAGGAATAGTCTCTTTGGCTTTAAACCCGAACGCTACTAAGTTACGACTTGATGTAACTAAGTCAGGGTAAGCAAACGGAGTTGACTTTGCGAATTTCATCATGTCGTCAAGGTGCTTTTGAGCTTTCTCTGCTGAACCAAGCATAGTGGTAAATGCTACTAGGGAATTCTGCTTAAAAGCCTTAAACCCTATACCTGTCTTAACGAGTCCACCAGTAAGAGCAAGGGCACCACCAGCGAGGGCGGTTAAACCACCTAGAAAGATCATCGACCCTGTTTGTGCGTTCTTCATTCTGTCGCCTAGTGACTTGCTGGCGTTACTTACATTGTTTAAAACTTGAGATGCCCTATCAGTTGCCCTGATAAGGATGTCTATGCTGTTGCCTCCTCCTAGTGCCATTTAACTACCTCCCCCCTGCTGGGTTACCAAACTTGTTTTTTACTTGCTCTCTTCTTTGCTTCTTGCTTTCTCGCTTTTCATGTTCAGCAATAGAGTTTATGATTTCCACAAACGCTTGTATGGTGTGGTTTGGTTGCTCATAAAGCTCCTTGACAGTCCAACCAAAGTGTTTGCAAAGTTCATACTCCAAAAGGGCTGGATGAGGGTTCTCAATTGCTTTCCCATCCAAACCCTTTAAGACACTATTCCTTATTGCTTTTTTTCTTCTTCACTTAATTGGCTATAACCGTTTTCTTCGATCTTACCGAGCTCGTCAACCATCATGGATGCAAAGTCAGGATCAAGAACGTTATCAAATGTATCAAGTGAGATAGGGAGTTTCTTTCCTGATTCATCTGTTAAATCCCAATCTTTGATAATACTGATAGCTCTTAGAACACCCAAGAGTGAAGCGTCAATCTCTGGTTGCTTTGTCTCCATATTAAATTTCATAGATTGGTTGATGATCTTACGGTTCTCACCGAAAGAAGGTTTTTCAATCGTGATTTTTCTCCCTAAAACAGTTATCTCTTGTGAGCTTTGTTTGCGTAAGTAATCCATATATAAAACTTCCCTTCATTTTAGATTAAATTAAGTTTGGTCGAGTGTCGTAAGCTGTGACAACCACATCAGTGAATACCGCCTCAAGTTCTTGCTCTTGAAGTGCGTCCGCTGTTACACTGATAGAGTTAGTGTCATACTTGCCACCAAGTAACTCAATAACGATCTTATGGTTTTCGTCGTACTGGTCTTGAAGTGTTAACTTCATGTTTAAATCTTCGCCGTTAGCAAACTGAGCATAAACGTCCTTGCTTGTCAAGTCTACAGTCAGAGAAGCTGTAATCTCAAGGTTTCCTTCTTGTACACGGTCTGCACGGTTTTTCCCATTCAGCGTGTATCGTCTTTCAAGGTTGTTTGAAATCTCGCATTCAAATTCTGTTACGTCTGCAAAAGGTTGGTTGTTTAACTCAGCGAATCCTTCATAAAACATGAAGAAGTTCTCTGTATCTAGAACAACTGGTACAGGTGCTTCCGTGCTATCCTCAACAGTAGCAAACAAGATGTCTGACTCGAAAGTGACTGCATCATCTGAGGACGCTGTAATAGTCGCTGTGTCCATTTTTCCACCGACATAGTTGCGAGTCCAGTTTAACAAAGCGTTATGGTTCTGAGCTGTGAAACTCGGTAGTTGTTCTCCTGCTCTGGTTGGTCTGATTGTGTGAATATATCCACCTTCTACATCTGGATTTTCCACAGTAGTTACATGACCAAGTGCAAACGCAAAAGGCTTGCCGTTCTGTACAGCTAATGATATTGAAGCGTCTGTCTCGTTTGTACCTTGTCGTAAACTAAATGGGGCACGAAGACCAAGACTATTACGAGCTACAATGTTTCTGTTTTCCTCTGGTGAGAACTCTTCAATGACTCCGATTGATCCGTAAGAGCTGTTCTCAGCAGGTACACCAAACTCGGTTTCTTTTCCGAAAACTATAGTATTATCAAAACCATGAGATTGACTAGCCATTATTTATCTTCCTCCTTTTTCTTCTTGGGCTTCCTTACTTCCTCAAAGCCAAGATTTTTCAGATAAGCGATGTGTTCTTTTCCGTATACGGTAACTTTCGAGCCGTACTTTATCCGACCAAGTGGAGGGAGAATGAGCTCTTTCTCTTCTTTTCCCTTGTAAATTAATTCTGTCATGTTGGTTCCTCCTATGGAACACGCTTAAAGGCTGTGAATTGAATTTGTGCTCCTTGTAAAAAGTTGTTCTCTCCGTACTCAACAGTTCCAAAGTTTAAATCATTATTGATATCTATTCTGTCAACGACACCACCAAGAGACTTGTCTGCTTCAATGGCTTGCTCAACGAGATCAACAAGAGTTAAGCATTCTTCCTCTGCCTCTTGGCTGTCCAGTATATTTGTGTATACCCACAAGTCTATGTCCATTTGAAGTTCTCTGACTCCAAGCCCACGAATGGGTTTTCTCCGTCGTTTGATCTCCAAAGTCACAGCAGGGAAATGAGTTAAATCTTGATAAGCCTCACCGAATACATCTATGTTGCTGTAGTCTGTGTCTTGTAGGTGTAAGCTAACTTGATCCCTTAAAGCGTTTTTGATGTCTGTATAAATAGACAGCGTACTCATTGGTTTGCCACCCCTCTTAAAAATTCAGTAAATATCTTGACCACCTCTTGTCTGTCTTTTGCATCTGTGTACATAAATGGTCGGGCTGGAATCCTGCCGCCTCCAAAGTTATGCACTTTAGCATATTTGACGTTGGCACCGAGCGTGTATCGTAATTGTTTTGGGCTGTACTGTTTTACAGCTCCAGAGGTGACAGATTGCTTAAGCCGCCCTGTATCGCTCAACGGTGTTCCTCCAGACCTGTGAGGATGCCTTCTAATGGTTGCTGGAGATAACCTCTTCCATTTACCTTGTGATCCTCCTCCACTGGAGAACCTTCTAGAGATTGAACCTTCCATATACACAGCCGACTGTCTCAGGGGTATCTTAAAGTCACTAACTTGTCTGGCGGCTCGTGCAAGGTTTTCAGGAACGTTGTTGAGGTCAACACTGATCATCATATTAACGTTTGACATATTATCACCACTCAGGTTGATCAAGAGTGAAGATTTGATCACCGTCTGTTGTGGTAGCAAAGCCAGCGGGTCTCTTTGTGTCAGGATCAAGCACCAAGACCCCGTTAATGATGCCATCAAGCATTTCCTCGATTCTTTCTTTCATCTTGATGTAATACTCGTCAAGGTTTGGCTTTTGCGATGTATAAGCGTCCTCTGCAAAGAAAAACCGTGCAAGGTCAACCGCTATATCGTGAATGATTGGGGGTGTCACCACAAAGGGTGTTTTGTATGCAACCCCTAACCGTGCATCAATATAGTTTGAAGCCTCAAGAATGTACTTCTCAAGTAACTCATCTGTGACTTGCTTTGAGAGGTTATTCATGACTAGCCTTAAATCTGCTGGAGTTGCATACATTGCTTACCCCTCCTTACTTGTCCTCTTTTTTCTTGCCACCCTTTTTGGGAGCTGGCTTTTTATCTTCCTCTTTTGGCTCCTCTTTCTTTTCTTGCTTAACTGGCTTGATGGAGCCTAGCTTGATTAGCTTTTCAGCAACCTCTTTTGATTCGATCTCAATATGTTGACCGATCTGAACGCCAGCCTTACCAACGTTATTCTCTAGTGCTTCATACTTCATTTGTTTACCTCCTTTAGTTCAGAAAAAGGGAAGACCCCTGAAATATCAAGTGCCTCCCCTTCTTTTAGTTTTAGTTGTTCAGATTCTTAAGTAAGTAAACCGCTTTAGGGTCTGTTAAGTAAGCATTAGTGAAGCGAGTTGCACGAACGATAGTACGATCGTTGCTGTCCTCATTGTACGTTTTTGTACGAAGTGGTTCAGCGTCAGCGATGTCACCAATGACTTTCTTTTCAAGGATCAAAGCGTTGTCAGCCTCAAAGTGAGAATCAACGATAAAGCTAAGACCCATGAAGTCTCCAAGATATCCACGAAGCAAAACTAGATCAGTGTTGTTCTGACGGAATGCGTCACGGATGTTCTTGTTCTTCAAAAATTGAGCTTCTTGTTCTGGGTTGATCACTACAGTATTAGCTTCATAGCCATACTTCTTAAGAGACATTTTTGCATCTACAAGGTCAGCGATCATGTTTTCTGCTCCATCTGTAGTGTCATTCCAGAAGCCACCAGACTTAGTTAGACCTTGAATGCCTCCACCAATTGTGTAGCCGTTTGTTGCTACTTGGTAAGCCATCTCGTCAACCATGCCACGGATGTTTGTTGCTAGGCGACGAAGTCCACGCTCAATTTGTCCAGTTTGTCCATACTTTTGCATTTCCTCGGTTACCGCAAACTCAAGACCGTATTTCTTGACAAGAGCTGTCTTTTGAGCCTCAGTAAGCCCGATGCGATCATAGTTTGAACCCTCACCGACTTCTGGTACGTCATCAAGTTTCATAGAGCCATCGTCGTTTGTCTCTGGATCATATTGTGAAAACTTGATTGCTAGAGCATCAACTGAAATACCTGTGAACAGTTGGTCTGCAACGAATTGACTATCAGTAAAATCTTTGATACGTCTATCTAAGAATACTTTTCTCAACATTGGGTGTTGACCTAGTACGAAATCAGCCATTTATCATATACCTCCTAATTATCCTAAAAGGATAACGATTTTTTCTCCAGTGCCACCGCTTGTAACTGCCATACCGACTTTCATATCTAGCGTATCTGTTTCGCCAAGAGTTGCTACTCGTTTCGCTGACGTTACTTTGAGTGAGTCTCCAGCCGCTACAGGTGCTGAGTCAGTTACTACAGCATAGACTAAAGGTTTGTTAACAACTACAGTGACAACATTTTTGTTGTCGCCTTTATAGCCATCGTTTACACCGTCAATACCAACAGAGCCAGAGTAAACCATACCGACAACTTTAGTGGAGCCAGATGATGCCGCCTTTACTTCTCGATCACCAGATAGTTCGACCCAATCACCAACTTTAAGGGTTTGACCAGCTTGTACATTAAACGTAAAAAACGCTGTATGTGGGATATGTACTTCTACTCTATTTTGTGCCATTATTTAACCTCCTTGCTGGCTGAATAGCCTTTTCCGAATTGTTCTACATGTTGCTCATAAAACTTCAATGCTTCTTCATCCTCTGGAGATAGCTTGCTTGCTGGCTCTTCTTTTTCATCAGTACCCTCAAATTCGCCTTGCTCATCAAAGTTGACTACAGCAGAATGTTTCATGAACTCGTTGAACATTTCAATTTGCTCATCAGTCATACTTGAAAGTAATGCTTTAAGTGGTTCAGCTTGAGCAGGAACAATATGCTTACTTTCAGTGAACTTTACAATTTGACTGTCGAGTTTTGCCTCAGATAAAGTTTTAATTTGTGCTTCTTGTTGTGCTAAACGTTTGTTTAACTCTTCAAATTGAACAATCATTTCTTGACTTAACTCTTGGTTTTCTTTGCTCATTTTTAGTTTTTCCTCCTTTGCTGGCTCCTCCTGCTTAAACAGGGTTGCGCCCTGAACTTGTGGGAAAGCAACGATTGAGACTTCTCTAATTCTAGAGGGCTTAACATTGCCTTGATGATCTTTTTTGGAATAGAACCCAAGAGACAGCTTCTTCATTAAACCTTTAGTGATACGCTCTTTTACGGTATCATCAATGATTTTGAATTTACCTAATAGCTTGCCATCTTTGACGTAAACTTCTTGTAAGTAGCCCGCTGTGTCTTTTGCTGATTCAGAATGATCCAGCTGTAATGGTACTGGATTTTCAGGATCAAAGGATTTTGCTAATACCTCTAAGTCTTCTGTATTAAACGTGATCCCTCTATGAACTCCCTCTTCAATCAAGATACCTTCTTTGATATACTCGTCACCCTCTAAAGGGTCTGACTCTGAAAATCTCCCGATCTCAAATTCTTTCAAGTGTTTCACCACCTCTATAATTCTTTGAAGCCTCAAACTTTTTTAGGGGATTGGTAAGTTTGTAACCAAAAGGAATGTTCTGCCACAGGGCACACCTCCCACGGCAGAACTCTGGGTAAAGGAAAGGATGTTGTGTTGTTTGTTCGTTTTATTTGAGGGCTTCTATTGCTCCCTCACACTTATTGTCTCTAAAAGTAAACGTTTTTCGTTTGATCATATGGTACTTGTGCTCTAAACTTTTTCATGCTATATTACTTATAGGGTTTTCTTGTGGTTCCCTTCTAGGAATAAACAAATTAGAAAACAAGGTGTGTAATAGGTTAACTAATAAGGTAATACTATAAGGTTAACTAATTAGTTCTAAACCTTATAGGCACCTCATATATTTTTAAAAAAATATTACTAAGAGGTGTTGACAAATGAGTTTACTAAAGAGTATACTAAAGTCACCACAAACCAAGAAAGTAGCCATTAAGGGTATAAAAGTTGGCATACCAGTATTACTCAGGTATGTACAAAAGAGAAAAGGGGTAAAACGATGAGTAAACTAAAGGTGATTATCATTGCATTCGGTGTTTGTTTGTTCTTAGGTGCTTTATCTAGTCTTTTTGGAGGAACGACTGAGACAGCCAAACCAGCAGAGGAACCAAAGAAAGTTGAGACCAAGAAAGAGCAACCAGAGCCAGCACAAACAAAAAGTGAGCCTACTGAGGATCAACTAAAAATTGTTAATGAGAGTTTTTCTAGAATAGTAAATGACTCTGAGGGTGTCATATCAAGTATTGACCTGAAAGACAGTGGTTTTGTTTATGTGACTGTAAAGGAGTCTGTATGGGCTGTAGCTGACGAGTCAGAAAAGAAGAGTTTCCTTGCTGGTGTACAACAGAGAGTCAAGATGTCGATGTCTGGAGCCAACATAGTTAAACCAAAGGACAGCGTACTCACTAAGTTTGTAAATGAATCTGGAGATGTTCTTGCAGAGAAAAAACTATACGGTGATAACTTTAAAATTAAACGATAAAAAAAAGAGGGCATCCATTGAGGATAGCCCTTTTAGTTTTTCTTTATAATTCCACCTGTTGATGAAAGAAGACTAGGCAAGTTTACATTGTGTGTGAACCCACTTGGTGGTGTTTCAGCCACGATCCAGTTTTCTTGATAGTCCTCATACTTGGAGACTGGAAGCCACTGAGAACGACAATTAAAGTGGTTTGGTGGTGTATACTGCTGGATCACATCTTGATTGTATACATTGATTATTTTTCCATTTAGTTCATTACATAGGTCTGTAGTCCTATTGTCTGTGATAGCATCATATTGGAGAGCTACTACAAAACCGTCTAACTCAGGGTCTAGCCACCTAGCCAGCTTCCCAGCGTTGTAAAACTTGGTTGTTTCCGTTCTTGCAATGGTTTCAGCGTGCTTCTCACCCATCCAGAAACCCACGGACTCAATGACTTTGGCTATCAGGTCACGTCCTCGGTCTCCACTCTCAAGGCTGTCTATGATAGTTTTCCTCAATTGCTCCCTTACAGTTTCCTCAGTTATTACACCAATTTCATAAGCATATTGAAGTACATACTCAAGAGCTTGACCACCTAGTGACAGTGACCAATCAAGTGCGAACGTAACGTCTATTGACTCATTGAAATTAGTTCTTTGAGCCAGCTTCTCATATTCAAGTTGAGCTCTTATGGCTCCACCTTCAATGGACTTCAATACGAGGTTTTTCAATAGCTTGTGCCACTCTTTTGAGGATGGAATCTTTAAACCGTCAATGATTGAGTCAATCTGTTCTCTGTTTCCATGCTCGAATGCATACTCTAGTTGTTCCTGAACTTGCTCAACCCGTTTGATCATCTGCTCTCGACGCTTTTTGTTTAACCTCTGAGACTTGTCAAGAAAGGCTGACTCAAGAGCTTCCATATCGTTTATGGACTTCTTAGAATCAGCCATTTTGCGTCTTTCTCCGAATGTAACAACTTTCGGGGTTAAAACCTCAGAGGCGTTTACTTTCCCTCTTGGTTTGAGTCCTCCTGAGAGCCGTTTTCCTTTTTATCTGAGCCCTTTGAATCGTCATTAGGGGTAAATGCCTCAAGTGCTTTCTGTTTGCGCTCCTCGATAGACTTACGAACCTCTTCGGACATTACAGGGAACCCAAGTTCTTCTCGTAACCATTCTTCCTCTGGAGCGATAACGGATGCACTGATCAACTTCTCGAATACATTTGACAGCTTGTCAATATCTCGATCCGCTAAAGGTTTAAACGTGAAAGCGGGGTACTTTGTAACATTCGGGAAGTTTAAATCAATCAATGGACGGATTATCTCTTCCTCAATCAGGGATTTGATGTCACGCTGAATGCTCTCAAGGTGAATCATGAAGATGTCAAATTGGTTTGATGACAATGAGTATGACCCAGATTGACCACGAGATAACCCTAGAAGGGCTGGCGGTACAAGTAGTGCTTCCATGATCTTTCTGTCGTGGTGCTCAATGTAACCAATAAAATCCGCATTGGTTGTCTGAATAGCTTCTACTTTTGCGCCTCCAGATAAACCAAGACCAGTCATACCATTGATGTTTTTTAAAAGGCGTGTCATATCTGTCACATCGTTTTTGTCCTCAACTGTTCCGACTAAAAGGGGTGTACCGTAACGTTCATAAGCGATGTTGGCGAACCTGTACATCTTATCCTTGATGAACCAATGCTTGTATACCGTTCTAAGCCTAGATTGACCGTAGATGTTACCAAAACGTTTTTGGTGAGCATACCACAAGACTTTATCAGCAGGAATCTTGATGGTCTTACTGCCAATGCGCTGTTTGACATGCATGAGGTCGCCAAAACGGTCGGTCTTGCCAGCTACACTGTATGGATCAAGTGTTTTTAGCTTCTTGAGCATGATCTTGCCGTCTTTGTACTCAAAGACTTTCTCTGTACAGCTGTAGCCATATTCAAGAGCTGTCATAATCTCTTTGATTACATCTTCCATGTTCCCTCTGATCATCTCGAAATTTTCATTGATGAAGTCCGCATACTTTTTAGTTTCCTCATCGTCACCTGTCACGGTGAACCCTTTGGCTGTCGCTGAAAGTTTGATCATGTCTATTGCAGATTTAACTTGCCCGTCTGTCATCATCTTGTCGTATACTTCAAGGGAGAAGTCTGTTGGGTTAAAATCCTCTTGGTCTGGAAGCTCGCCAGTTGTGTCCTTCATGAGGGCGATCTCTTTGAACATTGAGTTTGCCAGCTCGGTTAATTCCTCATTGTATTTTTGTGTTTCCTCTTGTTGCTTATTACGTTTGAATCTGTCTAAGAATCCCATGTATTTTCCTCCTGCCTTCTGATCTCCGTTGGGAGAATCCAGCTATATTTTAACTCATCTATATTGTCCTAGAAAGTAAACATTACCACTCGTTTTCGGACGGTAAATCTATGTCATGATCAAGAAGTTTGTCCTCATTCCAGTTATCTCTGGCGGCTCCATCCCACTCGAATTTGTTATTGATCTCGAAGATACCCTCTCTGACATAGTTCAAAGAGTGGAAAGCATCATCAGGTGTTCTGTGGTCATATCTCTTGCGTCCTGTTCCGTGAGTGGACTCCGAGTATACCGCCTCAATTGCTGTATAGTGGTCAAAGAACGGTTCAACCTTTTCGGGGTCACTATAAGGGATGACAATCTCCCCACGTTTGAAAGCCATAATCAAAGAGTCCATTGAGAAGGTTCTGTCCACTTGTAGGACAAATTTATCTTTGATTTCACGCTTTTTAGGGTTTGTCTGATATGTTACATACCTTGTTGAGATCGCCTCTCTGCCGTACATAGCATAGAAGGATTCTCCCTCGTATTGACCGTACCCGATATCACCATTGATCTTCTGAACGTTATACTTGTGCTTCAAGGAATTGATATAACCAATTCGGGTATCTGTGTCCATGTTAGGTGCGCTCTCCATGTGAACGATCAATAATTTCTTCTTGCCTTTGTGCATGGTTTCATGACCAATTGTAATGATCGTTTTGGACTGACCACCAGAGCCGTAGTCAATACCCATGACGGTTGGGATGTCGCATTTATCTTGAAGAGACAGATTCTTGTCTGTACAAGCCAGCACGTCCTCATAGGACAACGGTTGTTCATCTCCAGAGTAGAACTCACCCAGTACCTCGTTGTGAAAGGTCATATCATCCATGTTGTTATAGTCATGCCATATCTGGTTTGCACTGATCCAAGTCATGTTGAGTTGATTAAAGAGGTACCCGCTGTATCGCTTATTGTTTGGTCTTGTCTTGATCCATTGACCATTCTCACGGTTCAGCTCGGTTTTACACTCAAGGCACCCAAAATATCTCCGCTCGTTTTCTTGATTTTCGTTCTGAACCATGATATTTTTGATAGACAGGAATTGCTCGTGTCCACACTGCTCACAGCACACAGACCATTTCTTCTGGTCAGAGTTGCCCCACAAGACTTTATCGTAGTAGGAGCCCTTCTGCTTTGGTGTTCCCGTATAGAAGCAACGTCCGTTTATCTCGGTGGCAGGGTCTTGAATCTCTGAGTGAGATATACTCTTCTCGATTGACTCAATGGCTGTCTGCCCGATATCCTGAACCTCGTCAAAGAACACCATGTCACCTGAAATACCTCGGAGGGCATCCCCATCAGACCATGAGGAGCCAAAATAGTAAGTCGTGTTGTTTTTCAACCCGATAGCTGTCTTTGCATCTCGGTTCTTGTTGATGTCACCTTCAAGAATACCACCATTAGAGTTAGAAATGGATTTCCTGAAACGGTCGTTTACGAATCTGGTCGTTTGCTCGTTCCGTGGTGCTGTATATGTAATAGTGGTATGAGCCCTTGTGTAACCGTGGAATAAAATTAGTCGGTTAACTGTCTCGGATTTCTCTACTTGTCGCCCCGCAACGATAACTATACGAGGATGCTTGTCTCGGTATACGTCATACAAGTGCCCTCTGTGGTCGAAGCTGAAAGGTTTACCCTTTACGGTTCCTGTCTTTTGGGTAAAGCCTACTGGATCGCTTAAGACGTTTCGCATTCTTTTTATTTCTTCTGCTGTCATGTCACGCATTTTCACCACTCCTTAACATTTTTTATAAAAACTGTTGACATATTGGTATTACCTGAGTAATATAGGATTAAGCAACAAAATAACCTTTGGAGGTACACGCATGGAAAAGCTAATTGGTTACACAATCCCAACCGATCTCGACGAGTACGAAGAAGATGGGGTCATTAGAGTCTTGAAAGAGAAAAATGAAACTTACACCAAGAAAGTTTCTTCACTCAAGAAGATATCGAAGTAGTACCTATGACAACACTAGAAGATGAGCTTAATGATTTCCAGCTCGGTGTTTATATCTTGTTAGAAAACTTTGAAACGGAGGATGATGAATGACCAGATTCGTTGGTTATACCTCAGAGGAAGACATTCTTGATTTTAAAGTAATAGGTCACATTCGTGTAAGAGATAATCCTAGTGAGCTTCTATGCCACAAAGTTGAATTTACAGAAGATGACATTCAATTGATTTATCCAGTTGTTTTTGAAGGTGATGAAAAAGATTATTTAAAAAACTTGTACAATCAAGGAATAATCATTCAAATAACAGGGTTTTCACAAGTTAACACCGAGGAGGCGACTGTAATGGCTGTAGATGAATACAAAGAGTTTGTCGGTTACACTACCCAAGAAGAAATGGATGATGTGGGTTATGACGGAAAGACGTTCGCTGTCTGGAAGAAACAACGCAAGGGCGATACCCACAAAGTCCAATTCTATTACAAGCACTTTAGTACCCTTATCAAGACTCGACCTCAAGAGCTTAAAGACTTTGAAGCTGGCAAGGATGCATTTATCAAGGGTTACAAGCGTGTCACCAAGCTACCAAAGAAGTACATTTAAATGCTTTCTAAGCGTTTCTAACCTATTTGAATATTAAACTACTAGGAGCACCCCCAAAACATCTGTATGACCCCTTAGAATATCTCTGAGGGTGCTTCTCGAAAGGATGATACCATCTTGGCTATTGTTGGTCTTGTATTTTGCATCGTTTTATGTGTTTCATTCCTTTTTATGCTATTTTCGGACTAAAACTAGGAGGTTTTACCATGTATAAAGAAATATTCATGAAAAGACAAAACGTTAGTTACCTTCTCAATGGTGATTATTGCTATGGTCACTCAAGAGAAGAACTTGAAAGTTTTCATAATGAGGTTTACTCAGTTATGGTTCATAGCGATTATGTAACCGAATATAAGAATGCACCTTTTATCTATCGTGTTGAGAAAAACGCAAAATTTCACTCGCTTAAGAGTGTCACCAATGTTGATAAGAAATGATTATCGGTGCGACCCTGCTAGTCTTACTCGTTATTCTTCATATCACCGAGATCGAAAACAAGGAGTGACCGACAATGGGAATCTTAGGAGTTATTCTTGCTTGCATATTTTTGGTATGTTTTATTGTCATGGCTGGCGGTGCTTTAATAATTCTAACCAGCATGACGATTAGAATGATGATTGATGAACTAAAAAGGTTTAAATCTGACTGGAAAAGACGGTGACCAACATGGAAACAATCGCTTTGGTACTCGGTTGGATCATACTTGTTGGGGTTTTCCTGCTCGTTATCGCTTGCCTGACTGTTTTCTGTCTCGTTGGGCTTGCGATGTCTTCATACACAAAAGAATACTACAAAGGAGCCAAAAACCATGAAAGAAATGACTAAACACGGCACGGAGGTTAAACTGTGATGGATAACCTTGTAAACAATCTCGATATGATAGGTGCAATGTTTCTCTGTCTGTTGGTTATCATCTTTTGTATTTGCGCCTCGGTGGCTTTCATCGTTGGTACGACTAGGTGGATCAGGAAAGGTAAGAAACCACCCTGCCAGCATAATCTCATGGTTTGCGACTACAAGAAAATCTATGATGATGATTTTACAGTTGGTCATCAGTATTTAGCCGCCTGTAAGAAATGTGGTAAAACTAATTGGGTCAGTGCCAACTACCTGAATGAGATGAGCCAGCTCGGTTTATACGATAAGGAGGCACCAAAATGAGCCATTTGCTTTACACCAGACAGGAAGACTTAAAAAAATACCAATCTGGTCAGCCCGCTCATATGGTTGACAAAACACTAAAAGAGAACCTTGTACAGATTAACCTCATGGTTAAACCTGATAGGGAACTGACTAACTATATACCCGTGATCATCAACCCTGATTTGCACGATATCAAGTACGAAGATGAAGGGCTAAAAGGTCTCCACCTCGTTAGACAAAAATAAATGTTGACATGAGGTGTGTAACAGGTTATACTAAGGTCATACCACTTGAGGAGGAACCAAAATGAAAAAACCAAACGAGATCGCCGAGTTTTTAAACTGGTCATTGAAAGACCTGTACAGAGATACAAATTTGAGAGTATTCCTTCAAGATGATGATGACCATTCTAGTTGTTATGGGTTCTATATTGAAGACTCTGCCCTGAATTGTGAGCATCATGTGCTAAACGTTAGACCAGAAGTTTTAGACACGCTGGCTCATAGGGCTAGAATCTTGACGGGTATGAACACAAGTGTCATGAATAGATGCATCGTAGTTTACAATATCCCTTATACGGAGGTACACTGATATGATGGTTCGTATGTTTGCTAACTATGAAAATATTGAAATGAACAATGATGTACTGATCGTGTCAAACAAGAAAGATTACTTTGAGCCCAGCACATTCTCATCTTACCCAGTACCTGTGCTTGTTGACCATGAGTGTTTGGAATTCCACCATTATGACAAGCAGGATGACACAATGCTTTACACTGTATGTTCTGAGGATATAGATTCGATCTACTGAGCCAGCCCACTGAGGCGGCTCTTTTATTTTGTTGACTGAGTTGACCTGTTGTGTTATACTTGAGAGGGGAACTCCCTGAGAATTTCCTTTATAGTAAAACTAATTTTAAAAAAAATGAGGAGAGGGTGATACTTGTAAGGGTGGCTCGGAGGGTGTATACTCGGAGGGGAAAAGCCAATTAGTAAATATACTCTAGTATAAACCACACCCACCGCCCTCCAGCCATGCCCCACCCCTTATGATTTTCTCGTTCGCTTTTCCTTTTTGTTCTTTCCGCATTCCCCCTCAGTTTACATAATGAATGTTCTCGGAAGTTATTCCTCACCAGCGAACAGATCAGTAATGCTTAGTGTTGCACCGTTATCCTTGTGCTCTTTAGAGATGTTAAACTTGCGATCCATACCAAGAGACTGAACGAACTTGAGGAACTTACTATCATAGTCGATGTCAAACTGTATACCGTTGATGGCTTCCCCTGCATCAGCGTGCTCCTTACGTTGGTTAAGTATGAAGTTCCTGAGTGCCCTGTCTAGGGTGAGTACATTGATAGGGTCTAGGTCTAGCTCAGGGATATAGTGGTTCATCATCTGTATATAGAAAGCGTCCTCGTGTTCCGTCATAGTGAAGCCCCCATATAGTCCATACACAAAGTGTGCTCTTGGGTTCAGGTGAGCCAGCTGTCTCTGTTTGGCTTCCTCTGACATAGGGTGTGGAGAGTTACCTCCGTGGGCGGCACATCTGGTGCGACCCTCCACAGGGGGCTTACTACAGATACGACCATTCTTGATTCTGGCTCCACAGATAATGTCTACATCCTTTAGTAAATCCTTGATGAGTTCATACTTCTTGATTCTTGCTTTGTCGTACTTCATATCGTTTAGCTCTTGGATAGCTCCCTCGGGGTCTTCCTTAGCCTTCCTGATATAGCGTCGAATATGTTCTGCCTCGTGTTTGGCTTCATAGTCTTTATCTTTCCAGTTCTTGCTCATTTGTATTCCTCCTTGTATTCTAACTGGTGTCTGGTAACGAGGAAGCGACCTCATCGGGGTGGGGG